ATGTTCGCTCACCAGTTGAATCAGCGCCAGTTTCTTTTCGTCAAGCTTTGCCTGGGCATCGCGCTGCGCCAGCACCGCAGTAAACACTTCATCCTTGAGCTTGGTGAACTCCTCGGAGAGCGTATCCACTTCCGCCGGCATGGGCGCTTTCATTTTTTCGGAAGTCATTGTTTGCTCCTCACTTCGATGTGGCCGCAGTCGCGCGCGAATTCCACCTGGACTCCAGCCAACTTGGCTTCGCTCATTTTCGGCTGCCCATCATCGTCAAGGGGAGCTTCGAGTTTCAGAGCCTCGGATTTATGGACCGCCTTGATGCACATGGCGTCCCACACCATGACCGTGTACTGCCGCGGGATGCACTTCCATCCGCCGCGAATATCGGCGACCGCGCATTCGTCGCTATGGCATTCGCCGTTCTCCACGCAAGACTGAACGGTCTGGGCCCGGCCGCGAGCGCCGACAAGCGCCATGCCGAGGAGGAGCGCGAACGCGAGGACAGTGAGAATACGAACGGGCATCATGGCGCCGGTTTGCTCCGGATTTCCAGCGTGTGGATGTAGGGAATCCCGTTATACAAAATGGGGTCAAAGAGCACGACATCCGATTGCGTCTCGGGAATAAACATCCCGAATACCTGCTCGGTGGTGCCGTTCGCGTCGGTCATTAAGCCAATCTGCGGGATGACGACTTCTTTTTTGTCCGGCAGGAAGTATGCCGGCTGGTCGCACTTATCCCACCCGCCGGTCACGCAGCGCGTATGGATCTCGAGCCATTCGCCCTGCAACACGTTGATGGTGACCTGAGACGGTCCCCACGAATCCCATTCTGTGAAGTGAATCTGATTGGACGGCGGCGGCGCGCTCTGTGCGATGGCGCCCATTGCGAAAAGCAGAAGGCAGGGCCACAGGCGTTTCATGCGCGGCATAATAGGCCCGTACGCAAAAAACGCCAAGTGACTGTCAATATACTGACAGCCACCTGGCGCTTGTTAATATCTTTACACGAACGGGTTTGGCGACTCGCTTTCGCAATAATCGATGATCGCCTGCAAGTTGGGTTGAATGTCCTGCTGCCAGATGGCATACAGGTAATATTCGCCGATACGGTTGATGTCGCCCCGGACCTCTTCCGTCCCACAGTCCGCCATCAACTCGGCGTACCATTGTGGAAAGGTAATCATTCCACAATGCTATTCCCGCGCTTGCACGGCTTTCTGAGCAGAAACGCTCACTGTAAGGTAAAACTTTACAGCTTGCCGGCGGCGTTTTTCAGCGCATCCGCAGCCGATTTGACCTTGGCGATGAGCGTCTGGTCGAGGCTCACGCTCAGTCCATTTTCGCTGGCCGCAGGACCGGCGGCTTCGACCGCATCGGCCACGGCTTCCAGCACGTCAAGCGCTGCCTGCTCGACGGCAGCGGAGCCGGGGAACGCGAGATTGACGATCGCTTCCACTTCCGGCGCGTCCTTTTCGACATCCTGCACGATGGTGGGCGCCTGCGCGGCGACTTTCAGCACGTCCGCCTTAAAAGCCTTCGCGGCATTGACCAGCTTTGTGGCCAGCCCTTTGAAACTGAAATTGCTCATGATTTTTTCTCCTTAGATTCGGACTCGAATCGGCTTAGATTGTTGGGGTCGAGGAGATCCCTGGGCACAGTCAGCGTGAGGAACCCCGGTTTAAGTTGGTCTTTGAGCGCGAGATACATCACGGTGGCCGCGTCTTTTAATGCCTGCCCTTCGCCCGTCCAGTCGGCCCATTTCGCCGCGCCGCTGCGCCACATGCCGGTAATCGCCGCGGACACTGAGGCGGAAACCAGCGCATCGGCAACCTCGCGCTCGAGCCCGGCATTCTTCGCCGACTCGAACATCGAGACAGGATCGGGAATTTCGAACAATCCCATCGGTTAGGCCCAGGGACTCTTCGACAGGATGCCCAGCACTGCAGTGGCGCCGGCGGCATACTTCGAACTCGGACATTGCGAGACGTAAAGTGTCAGTCCGGCGATGACCAACCCGGCGATGGTTGTAGAGGGGTGCTGCCAGAAGTTCTTGAAAATGGACATGGATATTGCTCCGGTTGAATTCCCACCACGGGAAACTAGGAATGTAGGAAGCGTAGGAAGTGTAAGAAGTGTTACACCTAAGGTACCTAAGGTGCCTTAGGTGCAGCCGGTGCAGATGCGGCCGATGGTGCAGATGAACCTTTGGTACCCTTTGGTACCAATTGGTACTCGCGGTAAATCGCCAGCACCTTGTCCGCGCGCTTCGGGTCGGTTGCCCAACTCGCCGAGACTTCCCGTATATACGTTTCCGCATCCTTCGCGGTGACGGCGGCGTGATAATGCGGCAGGAACGGCGCCAGAGTGAACAGCGTTTTCATGCGGTCGAAGAAGCACAGCGCCCATCCGGGATAATGCACCCAGAGCGCGACGACCGTAATCCATTCGCCGTTCTCAAATTCCTTGGTGGGCAGCGCATGCGTCCCGTATTCGGCATGGCGGTGCTGCTTCATGCCGAAGAGATTGTTGTCCTCGCGGGCCAACTGCGAGAGCCCAAAGCCCGATTCCAGCGCGGCTTCGCAAGCCGCCATCTGCGGAAAGATGTGGCGCGCGTTGTCAGCGGCCATCGCCGCCTTATCGAGAAATGCGATCTGTTGCGGTGTCATGTTTTAATACACTCCCAGAGTTCCGTACTGCGAATATTCGCCTATGTCGAAGTCCCACACATCTGTGTTGGTTTCGCGCAGGATCAGGTCCACACCCAAAGTCGGAGAATCGCCATCGTGAGTCAAAACCAGCGTGACGCTGGTGACCAGAAAAGTTGTGGGCGGCGCCGGCGAAAGTCCATTCCACCGGTCATGGATGAAAGTCACCGTGTCCCCGGCGCGCACCCGATATGCACTCAATTTGCAAGCCAAATGCAAGGTGACCTGGTGCCGGATGGTTTGCAGAATAATCTTCGCCAACCGCTGCGCGGTCCACAGCGAACTGGTAAAACTGAGGCGGACGTCCTTCCAGATAATCTGGCCGCCGTCATCTTGGATCCAGTTGGGATGCCCTTGCAGCCCGTTCCCCTGGTACGGCGGGAAGTCGGTCGATCGCCATGTGCCGGGCTGCGCTTCCGTGGTGTTCGTCGGAATGTAGCTGGGCATGAACTGGCCGCGGACGCCGTTGCAGGTGTCGCGCCGCGAAAGCCGGAAGTCGCCCTTAATGGGCCCACGCAGGTCCGCATCGGTAAGCGTCGTCGAAGGCGCGTTGTACGAACCCGCTTGCAAATGCCATTCATCGCCTGGCGGCACAATCGTTCCCGCCATGGACGCGACCAGCGCTTTCAGCACTTCCACGCGCTCCGTGCCGTAATCGAAGATCCCATTGCAGCTATAGAGATATTCCTTGATCGGCTGGCCGTTGGCGGCGATGCAGACCGTCACCGTCTCATCGCAGATGTTCGCGGCCGCGTTCACTGAGTCAATGTCAATATCGTCGGGGTCCACGCCCATGCCGTATTCCTGCGTCGGCGACGTCAGCCAGTCATAAACGCAGAGCGCATTATTTGAAGGATTCGCCGCGGCTCCGTAGGTTGTGGGCGCGCCCAGGCAGAGCCATGTAAACCGGCGCCCGACGGGCATGCCCTTGATGATGAAGTATTCGCCGTCTCCCGTTTCCTGCCCCGGCTGTCCCCAGGTCGGCTCGGTGCCCTGCGTGATCAGCGGTATGCCATCGTCGCTTCCCGGATTCAGCAACATCTGCAGGTTGCCGTTCGGATCGGTAAAGACGTAGGGATAGGTGACGCCGCGATTGGGCCCAGGCCATCCGCCGCCGATAATGGGCCCGGCGTCGAGCCAACTGCATTGATTGTCTTGTTGGGCGTCTCCGGGCTCGGCCCACGCGGGAATTGAGTTTCCGGTAATTCCGCTGGGCTGCGTCATCTGGGCTTCCACGCGGGAGTTGCCATCCATCACAAATTGGGCGAAGGCGAATTTTGTGTTTTTCAGCCAGGTCCCGTCAGGAGTGTTCGAGCCTCCGCTGACTCGCGTATCCACGATCGGCTTGCCGACCAGCGGGAAACGGAAGTTGGGAACGCGGCCGGATACAAAGACTGGCTCCGACGTTTGCAGGGTGTACGGGTAAGGTCCGTTGGAGTTGCCGACTTCGCTGCCATCGGCGCCGCAGTCGTACTTCATGGCGACGTGAACTTTGGCGCAGCCGCGCTGCACCGAGACGCCGGGATTCCAGTCCGGGCAGGCGGCGGAAAGATTAGGGAAGGCTGTCGTCGCGCCGGGATTGCCGGTATCAAACTCGAAGAGAATGTGCGGCCCGTCATTGCCGCCGTAAGGCCAGATGTTATTGTCCGGCGCGTAGTAGCCGCTGCCGATGTCCTCCAGTGTGGTCAGTACGTTGTCGATGACGACGCACATCTTGCCGCCCTTGCCGAAGGCCGTAATCTGGTGCGCTGCGACGGTATAGACCTGGTGCCGCCAGTTCGCCTGCGGCCCCTGATTTTGATAATTCCCGCTCCCCGACGGGGCGCTGTCATAGGTGAGCACGCCTCCAACTTCGACAATGCCATAGCAGACGCGCCGGTAGGCCGCCGAGTTCTGCAGGTTCGCCTGGCTGCCGGCGACGGCCGTGTCCTGCGGCGTAAGGATGGTTTGCAGCAGCCCGAAAGTGCCGGAGAGTCCCACGCCCACCCCGAGGCTGGCCATGGTCGAGAGTTCGCCCGCAGTGATGCCCCACACCGCGGGCAGCGTGATCGCGCCAAAGCCCGTGGCGGCGAGCAAAGCGCCGCCGGCAATTTCACCGACTTCGAAGGCAGTTTTAGACATGAACAGGTGTGAGAAGTATTAGAAGTGTGACTCTTAACCGACCAGCCACGCGCGTTTCCAGCGCTTCATGGTCAGCCGCGCCATCCCCTTGTCACTGGCGGCCCAGGCGAAGCGGCCGCTGAGATCGACGAATCCGAGCGCTCCGCTGGGCGTGCCGTTGTCGGCCAGAACGATGTCGCCGCGCCGTCCGAAGGTGGGACGCACTTCTTTGGCGCCGATGGTTTGCGCGATCGAGGCCGCGAAGTTGCCCAGGCTCGCGCCGAAAAGCGCTTGCGCCTGCGCTTCGGTCGAATACTTTCCCCGCACCGATGCGGCGGGATCCTCGCCGGTGATGGCTTGCGCGGCGCCGCAGGCCGCCAGCGCGCAATCGAATGTGCCCCAGGCGAATTTCTGCTTCTGCGCCGAGGCCGTGTAAGCCGCCAGCCGCGCTTCCCAATCGGGGAACCGTTTCACTCCGTCACCTGAATGGTCACCGAGGCTGTCACAGTGTTCGAAGGTTTGTTGGCGCCGCCGCCGAGGAACACACTTTGCGAAAAGCGTTTGGTGATGACGCAAAAGCCCTGGGCCACGCCGGTTACCAGTCCGTTGCCGTCCACGGTCGCAATGCTGGGGTCGCTCGAATAAACAATGCCGCCCCAATTATCCCCGTTGCCGTTTCCCGTCCCCATGACGATGACCATGGCGCCGTCAGTGCGTTCTTCCGTGGCCGTCAATTGCACAGTCTGACCGGTGCGCACCGGGACCGGTTGGGTCTGCCCTGGCTGGATGGTGAGTGTGAGTGGCGGCGGCGTGGTATCTGTCCCGCCATTCTGCGGCACCGGGCTCGGCCATGTGACCAGATAGTCCTGCAAGAGTTGCACTTGCGCGAACCCCGTATCGCCGGGATAAATGAATTGCTGGTCAATGTCCGTATACAGGCGTTCCGGCGCACGGTGCAGGTCAATCAGCGGATTTTCCACGGTGATCGAGATGGTGCAGGTTTCGGCGCCTTCGGTAATCGTCGGCACGTCGCAGCTTCCCTGATAAATCTGAATAGGGTCGGCGAGCAGATTGTTGGATTCGTCGAAGAAGCCGAGCCACAACGTCGCGGCGGAATCCTGGCGGACGCTGCTGATCGCATCCGTCACCAGCTCCACGGGAATGCCGGCCAACACCAGCGTAAGGTTTTGGGCAACCGCGTCCGCAACTTCGGGAACGGCTTCAATCTTTCCCATCCACCCCGCACCCTGAAATGTCTGCTGATAGGGGAACGCCGAGGACGGGTCGTAAGCTGGCCCTGGCGGCGTGACGCTGCCATAGCCGCCCCACATGAGCACGACGTCCGTCAGGAAATTGATTTGCAGAAAGAGCGCAGGCCGCACCGCACCCGAGGTCATGGCGGCCAGCACCGCGGGACTGGCGTTTCTAGGCATTGCCGACCTGCACGATCACGGCGCCCACTGCGTCCTTCCATGCCTCGCGCACAATGGGAGGCACCTGTGCCCACGGCCTGGCGAATGGCGGCCGTTCCCCGTCTCCGGTAAGGCGTTGCAGGAAAGCTTCGTAAGCTTTCTCGGCGAGCTCATCAAGGTTCGGCATCATCAGATCGCCTCGCGGCACTTCATCTGGAATTTGAAAGTATTGGTTGTGCCCCGCGCCGGAGCTTCGCGCGGGTTTTCCCGCAGCCGGAAGGTTCCCACCGGGTTGGTCACGACGAGCGGATTGCCGTTTGGCACTTCACGGATAAACGGCCAGATGTCGAGCGTGGCATTGCCGCCGCCATCGGCCGCAAGCGGCATCTGCCCCATGTATTGATGGAGCCGGAAGGGCGAGGCCTGGTAGAGCAACCCATTGTTGCGTGGCTCATACGTCATGCCCTGATTCGGATAGCTCACCGGCGCCGAAATCAGGATGGTCACTGTGGCGCCGTTTTGTCCCGTGCCTGTGAAATAGGACGCGATGGTGACGGGGACGCCGTTCAGCCATAGGTTCCCCGGCTTCAACAGCCCATAGGTGATGACCTGTTCGTCGATCAGGGCATTCGCGGCCGTGTCCGAGAGCAATTCCGAAAGCGACAGGTAGAGCAGACCACTTTCCACTTCCACGCCAAGCCCGACAAGCACCTGTATTCCGCCGACTTCGCTGGTGGATTGCAGAGGACAGACAGTAGCCGACGGCCCTTCGAGTTGCACATAGTCGCCAGGAAGCAGCAGGCCCGATGCGCTCGGAGTCCATCCGGCGGTGTAGAGCACGTTGCTGCGCGCCGTGTTGAAGGGCGCGGCCGCCATGGTAGGATTGCCCTGCGGCGAACCTTGCGGCTGTGCACCCCAATACGGTCCCCAGGTGAACGTCCCCCACTTGCCGTGGAGCGCGGCGACAAAAGCATCCAGCGCGGCAAACTGCGCCCACGTCATTTCCGGCCACTCGAGGTCTAGTTCCCAATGCTGGTCCTGCCACTGCTGCAACTCCGACGAGCCGTCGAATTCGCCGATGTTCTCGCCGACCAGTTCGGTCTTTTTCAGGTTCGCGGTTGCGGCACCGAGCAGACCTGGCGGAAATGAAAGCGGGTAGTAGATCATGGGATTGGGTTTTCCACAGCCGGATGTTCGTCCGTCACAGACAGGTGCCGTTCGCCGTCATACGATGCGTTCAAAAAAGGAGTCTTATGGCAACGGCTTGGCAGCGGATGCGAGATGAATCACGGGCGGAGTATCCGCGAAGCTGGGCGCAGCAACTTAAAATCGGCGACCTCTACACCTTCTCGCTGAAATTGATTGTCGCGCTGGCGCTGGCAGCGGCGACCTTATTTATTCCCGGACTTATTCTGGTGATGAGCCTGCGGGAAATTATCGGTTAGCGCGTTTGTCCGCGGCGCGGCGCCTCTTGCGCCATACTCACGGCAGCGGCCACAGCCTTGCGGGAGCTCATCGCCATCATGCGCGCGGCATCGCCCTTGCGCAGCAGGTCGTCGGTCACGACGGCGCCGCGAAAATCATAATTGTGGACGTGCGTATCTCCTCCACCGGTCTTGAATCCGAGCGGCGTAACATGCGCCCGGCCGGAGCCGTCAAGGTCCACGCGCTCCGCGCCCGCTTCGCCGGAAATGAAAGACGAGCCTGGCACCGCGTCGCCGCCATCTGCGAGTAGCGGGGTGATCCCTTGGGCGGTCGGTGTGCTTGCGAATGATGGTGTGAATGAATCAAGGTCGCCGCCGCCGGCAGCGGTGCTGGTCCCCGCACCACCAAAGCCGAAGAATCCACCGCCGCCGGCGGCCGGCGCTGGCGCAGCGGCCGATGCTGGCGCAGCGGCCGATGCGGCTCCGCTTTTCGCCAGAATTGCGGCAGTCAACCTATTCAGCGCGGCAGTGTTAGCGTTTTCGGCCGCATCTTTTCCCCCGGCACCGCCCAGCACGCCCCCGATCTTCGCGCCGATGCCGTGGCCGAGTGCGCCCCCAAGCGAAGCAATGCCCTTGGTGAGCGCGAACTTGATGCTCATTTCCTCCAGGCTGCGGAAGTAATTGGCCCACATCCGCCGCAGTTGCTCATGTTCGCCGGCCGTCGCGGTAATCGTCTTGGCGATGCCGTCCTCGAAATCCTTGAACGCGGTGCTCAGAATATCGAAGGCAAACTTCCCGTTTTCGGATCCATCATGCTGCAATTGGAGCCAGAAGGCGTGAACACCATCTTGCATACGCCGGCTCGAGGCGAGCGCTTTTTCCTCTTCCTCGGTAATTTTGCGCATCGCTTCGGCGTAAGCTTTTGCGCCCTCCGCGCCGGCGATGAAGGTGCCGTCAAAATGTCCTTGCGCGTCTTTATTTTTTAGAGCGTTATCCAATTCGGCGACGGCGAGCGTGTACCGTTGTACCGGCGTCAGTGCCTCAATATAAGCCTTGCTGATAAGCTCCTGTTCTTTTCGTTCCCGCTCCTCTGCCGTAAAGTGTGCGAGCTGGCCCGCCACCGCGCTGCCGGATGCCAGGACAGGCGAGGATGTGGGCCCTCCCAGCGGGAACGGAAAGCCGCCGGCATCTTCGCGGCTGCGGCCTTCCCGCCGGCTATGCTCCTCTTGCAGCAGCCGTTCCATCTCGATGACCGCGCCCTGCTGGATATTAAGTTCGTGCAACTTGACGGCGGCTTCGTCCGCGCTCATGCCCAGCAGTTTGTATACGCCGGTTTCGCCGACCAGTCCGCGCAGGGATTGCAGATCGCCAAGCTGCTTCTCCAATTCCTCATCCAACTTGCGTAGCGGATCGCCCTTGTCCATCGCCTCTTCGAGAGCTTTTCCGTATTGCTTCGCCTCTTCCGCCGCTTTGCGCTGCGACTTCTCGACTCCGCGCAGCAGCCGGTTCATCTCCTCTTGATGTTCCCGCGCCGCGCGCGCGGCTTCTGCGGCATCGCGCTTGGCATCGGCCGCATCCTGTTTTCGCTTATCGGCGCCAGCCTTGTCCTCATCCAACTTTGCCGAGGTCTGCGATGCGTGTTTCAGTTGCTCGACTTGTTCAAGTTGGACGATCAGGTCCCGCTGCCGGTTCAGTTCATCGCCGCTGTAAACATTCGGCAGTTGCCGCATGATGTTCAGCAGCAGTTGCGCCTGTACGACCTGGCGATCGATGAATTCTCCGGACTTGTTGGTGTGGGCGAGAACGTCTTTCTGCGATAGCGTGTCGAAGGTCTGCCGGATCTTCTCAAAGCGGTCATTGATGCCTTCGACGCCGAGAGTGCTATTGAACGAAAATGTTTGATGCAAAATTCCGCCAAGGCCGGCGAGGAAACGCGTCGTCCAGCTATTCGCTTCCGCAGCAGCGCGGGATTCTTTAAGCATGGCCTCGGCCAGCGCATCCACTTTCTTCGCGGCTTCGTCTATGCTCTTGCTGTCGATTTCCTCCAGGCGGTAGTTGTATTCCGCGTTGTGGTCACCGCCGAGCGCGGCCAGTTCCGAGCGGGTTTTCGCGTCATGCAGCGCGTAATAATTCTTGCCTTCGGCCAGGACGCTGTTGGTCTTGACCACCGCATCCTGAAATTCCTTTTCTTTTTTCTCCGCCTCATCGATCTTGCGAAGTCCCGCTTCAAAGGCTGAAAACAGCGCATAGCCCAAAGCGGAGAATGCTACGCCCGGCAGGATGCCGGCAATCGCCTTCGATAGCGCGGGGAACGTCTGCGAGATAATGCGCGCGACGGGGCGCGCTACGTGGATGCCCAGCGCTTCGTCAATGATGCGCAATCCGGCCTGGCCATCCCGCGCCGATTGCTTCCACTGCCGCGACATTTCTGACGAGACGAAGCCGTTGAATCCCTGGACGCCCTTCATCTTCTCCAGAAATTCGCTGGGGTCGAGCCCCAGCCGTGCTGCCATCGCGCCTACGTTTAATGTGGCCATAAGTCTATTTGGGTAGAACGTCTATTTGAATGGAATCAACGAATTAAGCGAAGTGGTTAAACTGAACAAAATGCTTGACTCAAATTCCCAGCGCCGCCAGCCGTTCGCGGATGGTATCCGCGATCACTTCGACCGCGTGGTCTTTCGTTTGCTCGAATGCCGGCTCGAGCCACGGATACGGCGGCGTGCTCAGGTTTCCATAAGCGCGTGATGACGGATCCGTGTAGGTGTTGAGCTTCTTACCTTGCTTCCGCGCCCGCGCCGAATCGCGCTTGAACGCCGCATTGTGCGCCAGCCCTTCGCCCGGAGAGCGGTGCCCGACTTCCAGAAAATATCCGTAGATGCCAGGGTTCGTGGTTTGGTCGGGACGCACATCCATGCCATGCGCCATGCGCCGCGGCGCGACGCGCCGGTAGTTGCCGGGGTCCCATCCGGGGCCGATCAGCACATACTTCGCCGGGCCATCACTGCGCGCGCGAGTGACCACCACAATGTCGCGCATCAGCACGCCAGTCAGCCGGTGCACCAATTCTTCGGCGCGAATCTGTACCACTGTGCCGCCCTTTTCCAATGCCTCTTTGGCAATCGGATTCGCCACGATCATGGCGATGCGGTCTAGCCGGTCATTGAACGGCGTGACATTCATGTTGAAAACCGCGTTCATCATGGCTTTTGTCCAGGCTTTTTGAACCCGTGTACCAGGGATTGCTTATAAGCTTCCAATTCGGCGTCGGATGGGGCGCGCTCATTTTCCTTTTCCGCGAGGGCTTCGCGGCGCAGCCGCGCCAGCCGTTCTTCCGGAAACTCGGGCAGGAAGTCGCGGGCGCGAAACGGCTCCGGAACCTTCTCCCGGTCGCGATGCACGTTGTAAAGTTCCGCGCTCACCATGGCGCCGGAGAGCATGTAGCGGCGGTCGCGGAATTCCAGCCGCTTCATCAGCAGATGCAGCGCGGCCGGGTAGATGGAAAGAAATTCGTAATCGGACAGGCCCAGATCTATTCTGGAAATTGACCAGAGCTTGCCGGTGACGTCAACGGACTCGTCATGATGTTCAGCGTCTTCTTCTCCGCCGGAGCTGTCGTCTCCGGCTTCGGCGCGTTTGGGTCCGCGTCCTCTTTTGCCACATCGTCATTCTTGATGTGGGCATTAAGCGCTTTGGTCAAGGCAACGGCGACGGCTTCCGTGTTCCCGAAATTTATGAGACTTGCCAGCGATTCGCGGTCGATTTGCGGCCGATATTCCTTGCCCGTGAAGGTATGCGTTCCCACCCACACTGCCAGGATGAACCGCTCGGCATCGGTGTCGGGATCCATCTTCTGCCAGTTGCCGCGGTCATAAAGGCTGTCGCCCTTGCACTCCTCTTCGTCGATCGCTATTTTCAGCAGCGTGGCTTCTTCGAGGAGTTCCTGAAATTTCGCCCAGGCGGCATCTCTTACCGCGCCCTCATCATCCTTGTTTGGCGCAGCATTGCGCGCCTCGGCAATAACCGTTCGCCGCTTGCTCCGAAGGTCGCGCAACTCTTCGCGCGTGAGCGCCGGGATGCCCTGCTGCCGGCGTTCCTCGCGTCGCTGGCGGTCGAGCTTCGCCGTCTCTTTTTGATACAGAATGACGGCAGCCACCGGAAAGGCGACGGTGTAGGACTTGCCGCCGAGCGAGAGCGTCACGGCTTCGCCCGTCAGGGCTTCCTGTAAAAGCTGGTTCATGGATTTGACTCCGAAAAAATCTTTTGCCCGGCCCTTCGCGTTACGGCGATTTTGGCGTTTTCGCTTCCGCCTTGGCCGCGGGCGGCACGATGCCCGCTTTTTGCAGATCGCACTTCACATCGTCGGACCATTTGTTCTCAGTCTTAATCTGGCCGCAGACCGCGTTGAAGTTCGCCAGCGCCGTTTGCAGCCCATCATTGGCGAGAAAAAATTGCAGTTGCGCCTCGTGCAGATGGGCCCGTTGTAATTCGGTCATTTTGTATTCCGGGGCCGGTGTGGATGTGCTCGTTGACGAAATCGCACGCGGAGTCGCCTTCGCTGGGACATTCGCGGACGCAGCGGACTGCGACAGCGCGGCCGTCCCCATGAAGCATCCGACGAGCGCGATAAGTACGCAAACCGGTTTGAAGATCTGAATTCTCACTTGGCATTGCCTCCAATCGCTTTCTACCACGGTCACCCTCCGGCGGCAATTGCCGCCGAAGGGTACAGCGGTCCAAGGAGAATGCAGTTACTCGCTGATCGCCGATCCGCCTTCCGGCGTCAGGGTTTCGATACCGAACACGGACACTTCAAACTTGTAGCGGTTGGCTTTGCGGACTTCCACCGTGGGCGCCTCAAAGTTGCTGATGTAGCACAGGCCCACGAAGGTTGTGCCATCCGTCAGCGTCACTTTGTAGCCGAGGAGCGCCATCGACTGGAAGTAGGACTGCATGGCGGTGATGGTGGGGTTTTGCGCGTCATACACGCCCTCGCCCTGCCACTTGCCGTTATCCACCAGCGTGGGGAACGGGAAGGCATTCGTGCCTGGCGAATCCAGACAGGTGATGTCATCCATATCCACTTTGGTGCTGCCCTTGCTGAATTTTTCGAGTTGAGCCATCGGCGTGTATGCACTGTTGACCGAGCCTCCGGCAGTCGTGGCAAAAGCAATTTGCGTACCACGGCCCTGATAACCTACGGGGTTTCCCATAATTGTTCTCCTTGGATTTGTTTGGGGTTTACAGCGGTAAAAGCGTGAAGCGAAAAGCTAGACCTTGACGATCTGGAAAGCGTCCTCTTGGAATGCCGACGGCTGGAACGCGGTCTGCGGACTGGTCATGCCGCCGACAATGCGCAGCGTCCCCGAAAAGCGGTAGGCCCGCGAGACTTTCACTTCCCAGAAAACGAAATGGCTGACATACGCTGCATAGGCATAAATCGATCCGTCCACCAGAATGATGCGCCAGTTCACCAGCGTCAGGTTGGCGTGGAATTGTTGCAGCGTCAGGTACGTCAGGTCGCCGGGATCGAGCACGCCGGCAAAAGTAATTTCTCCGGCCTTGATGCGCGTCGGGTAAGGACGGTCGAAGTTATCCGGCGTGGCCAGGTTCGTCTGGTCCACGAAGTTTTGCTCGGAGCCGCCGTGTTTGAACTCGGTCAACTGCGCGACCGGGGTATAGTTCACCTGGTCGAGCGAATAGAGAAGCTGCGAACCGCGGCCGTTGTAAGTGGTGGGATTCCCCATTAGGTTGTTTCCACAAAGACGAGTTCTACGTGCAGGGAGCGCCGCAGAAGATACCCTCCGCCGCCAAGTTCGTAGTGGGCATCGTATTCATCCAGAATCCGGACATCATGGATTTCGACGTTCCCTTCGTTCACCTCGCCGTATTGCACTCCCGGCAGTTCGGCGGTGCCCGTCCCCAGGCCCTCAAACTGCCTCCGGATAGCGCGCGCGAGGTATGCGGCCGTCAGGTAGCCGGAATAGACCACAGGGTTGCTCTGCGCATCCTGGGCCACGCAGCCAAATTGAAAGTAGCCGCGAATTTCCTGCCCGGGCTGTGCGCTTCCGACGTCCAGCGTCTCCGATTCATTGGGAGATTTCAGGCGGTCGATGATCACCGCCGGCAACGGCGATGGCTGCTTCGGCAGAAACGAAAAGCAGCACGACTTCGGGTCTGCCTTTCCCGCCGTCTGCGCGAGGCACTGGCTTATGGCCGGGTTGGAGAGGAACCATGCGACGAGAGATTGTTCGATCATGCCCGTGGATGTTCGACATACTGCGGCGCTGGCAATCCCGTGAGCATCACCGCCAGCCGGACCGCCTTTGAACCTCTTTCAATGCCGGCTTTGCGGTACATGCGCATAAGGTGCGCCTTCACGACGCCTTCGCAGATGCCGCGCGCGGCGGCAATGTCCTTGACGCAATAGCCCTCCACGAGCAGGTCGGCGACGCGGCGTTCTGCCCGGGTAAATTCGATGTAGGGATCGGCATTCATGGCTTTTTAATTGCCTTAAAATTGCCTTTTAATTGCCTTTTAATTACAGGCAGTTGGGATTCGTCGAAGCGTTGTACACGCAGCCCACGGTCCCCGTGCTCATCGGGATGTAGCTGTAGGCGCCCATGTCCCATGTGCTGCGCAGGTTGCCCATCAGGTCATAATTAAACGGCGACGCCTCTGTCACGCCCGCGCCGTTCGTCGGTGAGTTCGCCGTCGGGCGAAAATCCAGCGCGTATCCCGTCCCTGGGCAGGCATAGAATGTGTTTCCCGTGTAGCTCCCGGTATAGCCGGTGCCCACCGGCGGCATCTGGTCATTCTCGTTGCAGCTTCGCAGCAGGTTCATCAACTTGGTTTCGCTGATGACCGTCGCGCCCGCCTGCATCGCGCCGTCGAATTCGTTCTGCACCAGGTCGGGATTGAGTTCGTTGATGTGCTGGAAAAAGCCAATCGGCCTGCCCCACAGCGCGTTCTTGAAGGCGTCTGCCGCCATCACATTGCGCATGCCGGCATAGCTGAGATTCTGTAGCGAAGGAACGCTGCCCTGGCTGAGAATGTTGAATACGTTGTAGCCGTTGGCCAGCGTGGTATTCGCGGCGCAGCAGGGCTTGAGCGATGCCGTCCCGCGGACTCCCGTGTACCCAAGCGATTGCGCGATGGTTTCGGTCTGCGGATCTCCGTAGCTCGAAGGCATCACATAAATGCGGTTGGTCGGCATCCCGGTCATGAAGTAGTTCATCCAACTTCCGGCCCACTGCATTTCGTCGGTTTCGAGATAGTTTTCGAGAAAATCCAGTTTCACCGGCGAGGCTTTCACGTCGCTGATAGTGACGTCATTCAATCCCCAGGCATGGGCGTCGCCCTTGGCCAGCGAATCCACCGAGACGGTGTACTTGCCGCTCGACACCAGGGTGGAAACGATGGCGCCGAGCGTCCCAATCTCGGCGCATCCGCTGGGCGGAATGTAGGCATTCTGGCCCGGCGGAATCGGCGTCAGGTCCCAACAGTGATAAGCCGCCGGGTCCGCGCTGTACGGGCTGGGCGAGAGCGTCAATGTCGGCGCACCCGACGCATGCGTGATTGTCAGGCTCACCGTGGTGGCCAGTCCGCCAATGTATTGCAGATTGATGAGCGCGTGGCACGGAACCGTAGTAGCCGATGCCGAATAAAGCGAAGCGCCGGAATCGTCGCCGCAGTTCGCCGCGGGCGGCGCCCAATATTCGTGCGAGACGGAGTGCGTGACCACATCCCAGCCCGCGTCAATCCACGAGTCCTGCACCCGCGGAATAATGCCCGCGAGCGGGCCGCTTTGCGCATCGCCCGAATAATCGCTTCCCGTAACTACCGCAATCGAGTAGTTATAGCAGGCCACATTCGACGGACCGCAGTTCGTCCCATTCGTGCCCAGCCGCGTGGCGATTGGCAGCAGTTGATTCACGAATTCATCGGAGTACGGCACCAGGCCAGGGTCATCGTAGGTAAAAGACACGTAGGCCGGAAAGCGCCGCCATTCCTTCACGAAGGGCGAGACGAGATTGCCATAGAAATTGCTGGTGCTCTCATTGGCCAGATCGGCGAAGGCGAGGTTGTGCGTGCCTTTGTTGCCGCTTGAAACCGTAATTGCGCCGCCGCTGTCCGAGGATGCCGGGCACGCCCACGACGCATTCGCGGGATTCTGCCCGAGCAGCACCGTCACCGCGCCGCCGGAAGTGGAAGTCGAATTGATGACGTAATTGGTGGCGAAGCCGGAGTGCGTCAGCGTCCCCGCGCCCGTGCCGCTGCCTTTCGTGCTCACGCTGAGGAATTCTCCCGCAATCAGCCCCGTCGGAGATCCGCCGTTTGTCCAGGTCATCGTCACCACGCCCGGAGTGCCCGCGCAACTGAATCCGCCGGAAGGCGCGTTGAAATTCATCTGGACGTCCGTCTCTAAACCTGTCGCCAGATTGTTGGCAAACAGATGCGAGTAATCGAAGGCCGCGGCGCCGCCGAGATTGTCCTGAATCCCATAAGTGCGGTTGGCATAGGAGCGGTTGTTTTTCAGATCGATCACGCAGGCCGAGCACGGCTGCCCGGTGCCATTGGCGAACTTGTAACCGACATAATTGCCGATCGCGTCCGTGTTCCAAATGTGGATGTCGCTCGGCGTCCCCGACGTGCTGATGTAAAAGCCAATCTGGGTGTACTGTTCACAGTAGCCGCTGGCCGTGATGTAGGTCTGCGACGGGCACACCGCGCCGCTGTAGTTATCGCGGAAGAGGCCATTTTCCACCAGCGAATCGGACGCCATGTTGGCGAAATAAATGTGGTCGCCAGAGGCATTCGCGTCGTAGGGAATCTGCACGCCGATGCCGTCGAACCAGTCAATCTGCAAGTGCTGCACATGGATGTAGCTCAATGCCCCGGTGGCGCTGCCGAGTTGCAGCATGACGCTGCCGCCATTCGCCGGAATTTGCGCGTTGCTAATGGCGATGGGCGCGACCTGGCCGTAGTACGTCGTGGGATTCGACGGGCTATAGACGAAAAGCCGCTGGTAGCCGGTATCGTTTGCGGGAGTCGCAAGCGCGAACGATCCCGTAGCGCCCGTCAGGCTGATGTCCGAAGTCGAATAAGTGAAGGTGATGGTATTGGCTGTGACGCCGGTGACTGTCTCCGAGAGTCCGTTAAGAAGGGTGGTGCTGGTCCATCCCGAGCCGGTGTAGGGCGCGCCGAAGCTTCCCAACTTAATGGTTTGCCCGTTCAGCGCCGTCTGCTGCGCTGACGTCAGGGGAAAGTTCAGATAGAGCGTGACCACATCCGAAGCGATGCTCACTTGATTCACGGCGAATGTTCCGGAATCGAAATACCAATCCCCGAGGCAGGGCGAAGTGCCGCTGCAAAATGTGTTGGCCTCGAGCGCGGCCAGCGAGCCGAACTGGTTTCCCCAAACATACCCCGCGCCGCCGGGGTTGCCGAATTGCACAAAGTTGATGACGTTCGCCGGAAGGTCGAGGCAGGAGTAGTGCGTCCCCGCCGTCGGGCAATCCACGCAGGCCGAGCCGCTGGCGCAGCCAGGAGTCCCAACGTAAAGCGGCGCCGACTGCCAGATGTTAGTCGCGCCCGAGACGGCCGACCATGCAATTGCGGGAAGCGGCAAAAGTCCCGTCAGGTGCGGCGGCTTGCCGGAGCCGAAGGGCCCGTTACCGCCATAGGATTCGATGATGATGGAGTGGCTGCTATTGCCATTATTGGGGATGCCAGTGCCTTCATCCAGCCAGGTGCAGTTATTGTCCGAGACGGAAGTGCCGTTGGTCGGGAAGGTTGGGGTGCTGCTGTAACTGGTGCAGGGACCGGCTGCGGTTTCCTGATAGTAGTGGCCGTTGGCCGAGGCGGGGACAATATAGGAATTCTGCGAATACTGCGTACTCGCCGTCCAGCCGCCGAGCGGAGACAGCAGAAGCCCATCGCGCCAGGTGCAATCGCGGCGCAGGAGAATTTTATCTCCGGCGGCGAAGGCATGCAGCCCGATCTCGAGCGGTGTCCGCCACGGCGCATCGATCGAACCGGCGTTGCCGTTCGAGCCGCTAAAGCAGTCCACGTAGCAGGCACCGGCGCCGCCGCCGAGCGTGGAGCACGCGGCCGCCGGCGTTCCAGCGGCATGACCATAGATGGAGCACAGCAGCAGGAGCATGGCGAAGACGAGCCATGCCGCGCGCGGGTGATTTTCAAAGTACATTCGCATGGGATTAGAAGGTGATTTTTTCTCTTTTCTCCCGCGCGATGTGGTCATCGCAGGGAGCGGCATAATAGGCCCGTACGGTTTCCGCCGCAAGTCTACTTTTGGATAGCTACGAAAGTAGCTAGTTCGTCATCTGGTAGGTTATCGCGGCAATAGGCGCGTAGTTGCTGCCGCTGCAGGAGCCTGATGCCGTCGTAACCTTCACGCGAAGCTTGTGGCCAGACGCCACTCCGGTCGAACCTGTCACCGGCGAATAGAAGTTCGTGGCGTTGTCCATCGTGATGGTATAGCTCCCCACTTCCGCACCGGAAGTCCCATCCCAAACTTGCACAATTGGATACGTGCTGCAGCTAGTTGGATAATTGACCGTCGAGAGGTCAAAGCTGGTGATCGTGATGCCAGCCGGCAGCGTCCAATTGCAATACTGGACGCTGGAAGAAAGGTAACTGCCGCCGGCCGTGTTCATCAGCGGACAGGTGAATACAAACTGCGGTTCTTTCTGAACGTATGCGGTGCTCGCCGCATTCGTGGAATTGTCGCCCGCGCTCTGCGTCGGCACTTTAATGGTGGCGGAAGTGAAATCGTCTGTGCCGGAGCTATAGGTGTTGGACGCATCTATCCGGGGCACGTTCGCTGTCGTGCCAGTCCCCACCGTGAATCCGCCGACGCTCTGCAACGGCTTCGCGCCCGTGGTCGGCGGCGTTCCTTGCCATCCTGCCGGCGATGATGCTGTGAAGGAGGCAGTCAGCCCCGCCGCGCCCGAGACGTCAAATGGCGTAGTCGCCATCTGCACATCATTGTCCGAGAAGTTGGCAGGACCCGTGATCGACCAGTTGCACTGCCGCGAAGATCCGCCGCAGGCCGTCGAGCCGCTGGCATTGTTGATCTTAATGCCGTCATCCAGCGTGGATACCGAGCCCAGCGCGCCGTGATTGTTGTGGACGTCGAGGTTTTCTATGGTTGCGCCATCTTCGTTGGTGGCTGCGCCCAGAAGAATTTGCACGACGTATCCCGCGTCGGTGCAGTAATTGTCATGGATCTTCGAGTCGCCCTGCGTCGCGGGAAAGGTGGAATCCGTGGTGTCGTAGACCACGTCAAGCACAACGCACCCGCTGCCATTGTTCTGCACCGCGCCGCTCGAATTGACGTGAATCAGGCGTTGGATGTTGTCGTGAATGTCCAGCCCGGTGCCCGAAACCGCGATGCCTTCGTTGTAGGTGTTTTGGACCTTATTCCCCGCGACTTCGCTATCCAGCGTGGAGAGCACCTGCATGCCGCCGACGCAGCCCGTGGATTGCGCGGAAGCCACCGCGCCCGAGCAGACATCGATCGTGGCCGAGTTATCGCAACCCGTGCCGGCGGTGCAGGCAAAATCGTTCATGATGGTGTTATTGAGAACGTGGACGTTGCGCGTCAGTCCCCATCCGCCGGAGGAGACGACGTTCAACTCATAGTTGCCGCCGGGAATCGCCGAATAGGTGCCGTGGCTGATGTATGACGTGACCGCCTCATAGACTTCATTGTCCTGAATGGTTTTCTTTCCGAGGTAGGGACCGCCGGTCGAAGAATTCACGTTGATGCCCGGACCGGAAGTCTGAATCGTCTTGTTGCGCTGGATGGTGAAGCTGTCGGAGTTCGACATGAAAATGCCCATCGCGCCCGATTGGGTGACGGTATTGTCCTCGACCAAGCCGCCCGTGGTGCCCGAATAATAAATGGAGTTCGCGCCAGAGTAGGTGTCGCCGGAGGCGATGCGGTTGCCCTGAATGGCGCAGCCGCGAATCCGCACATTGTTGCCGGTAACGTAGATGTTCGATTGGCTGCCGATCTGCGGCGTACCCGGCGTCCCGCTGCCCGTGCCGGCAGTGAAGTTGAAAGCTGTGCCAGCCGTGCCGCGCAGGCAGTTCAATTCCACATCAGAGCCGGAAATCGTAATCTGCGTTCCGGACGTCGGGGTGAATGTCTCTTGCCCGAAGTCGATCGCCACATGGCTCTGCGTAATGTTCAGCGTGGTGGAAGGCGAGTTGGTGGCAGGAAGGTTCGAGGCATCGCAGCGTCCGCCAGTGCCGGGGAGCGCGGCGAGGCAGGTGTTCAGCTTGGCAAAGGAATCGGAACCGCTCATATCCGAAGCGTCAAGGTTGCCCGCGCCAACGGCGACGGTGCCCGTGGTGGATCCGCCAGCGACTTTGCCGCCCGTGGTGATTCCGGTGAGATAGATATTGTGAATCAGGTGCGTACTATCGCCGAGATCGTAGCTGTTGGAGGCATACGGCCGGAACTGGTAAGGAGAACCAGCGCTGTTAATTTCCCACTTAATGCTGCCCCCGGTCTGGAATGCCAGGTTATGCTGGGTCCCTGTCCCTGCGGCTTCGCTGGCGACAATAAAATCGCTGGAACCGTAATAAAACTCCATCCGGCTATAGTCGCTCGAATCGGTGAGCACCTGATAGACGCGAAGCGCCTGCGCCGTGGCTCCATTTTCAATTTCCACGGTGTTGCTGGCTCCGTTGCCGGTCGAGCCCGTGTCCGCGTTGTAGATATTGGAATAGGCGTTGAAGGTGAGCGGTGTCCCGCCATCATTGGCGTGAAGCAGATGGTCGGTGCCAAACCACACCACGCCGTAGCCGCTGGGCGCGGTCTGGGTGCTCACTTCCTGCATAAGCATGGTGTTCGAGTAGGCGCAGTTGGCATTGCCATTCGCCGCAATGCCCTGGGCAAAGCCGTTGCCGCTGCATTGCGTCGGGGTGGCAGCCAGCGCGGAAGCGGTGCCGGAATTGCCCGTGATGGAAGATGTCAGGTTCGCCAGCGTGTTCGTCGGTCCACCGTTGAAGCTATAGAGAAACACGCCGCCCACGCCGCCGACCAGCGAAATAGTGCCGCTGCTGGAATTCGCCAGCGTGTCCCCATACTGGCCTTCGATGTGAAGGCTGTTTGCCGTCTGCTGCGATGTACCCGTGGCGCCCGCGACGAATCCGCTGTTGGCATAGACCGTCCCGCTGAAAAATCCGTTATACGGGTTGCCGGTTTGCACTCCCGCGCTCACGCCGAGGTTGCCAGGCGTCGCGCCGCCGTAGCCGTTCAGGTTCCAGATGAGGTTGGCAGAAGAATAAATATCAATGCTGCCCTGGTGATTGCTGGATGAGTCCGCTTCCAGAATGATCAGGCCCGCCGGACCGTTTCCGCCGGCGACCGGCGAGATGATATTCACGTAGGAGCCGACCGCATAGCCGTTGCTCTGCCCGGCTTCCAGCGTAAGGATTCCTGGCGGCTGCGTGGATGTGCCTTTGCCTGCGACTATCCCGATCGAGCCTGCGCCGATCGACGAAGAATCATTGGCGTTCTCGCCGAAAATATCGATCAGATCGCCGCCAATAAAGACCGAATCGACGCAGAAGCTTTGCAGTGGGGCAGTGCCCAGCGCCATGCCCGCGGCCAGCAATTCCACGCAGCCGACCGAATTCGAGTTGGTAAGAGTTCCATACGGCGCCGTCACAATCACGCTGCCAGGGCTGTTATTTCCGGAAGCCACAGGGCCGCCGGCAATATAAACATTCCCCGCCATGGCCCCCGTTCCAGTCGATCCGTTATTCTCGCCGCCCGTAATGTAGACGTTGCCGGCGGAGGTATCAATTTCCGTGTTGCTTCCCGGCGCGATATTGATGTTCTGCGAAGCGTGGGACCCGTCGCCGTTCGGCGTCCCCAGGGTGAGCGTGTCGCCCACGGCCGAAACCAGCGCGGCGTTGATGGCCACGCTCGCCAGGTTGCCGAGCGATTGCGTGGCGCAGGTCGAGCAAGTCGAGCCGCCGCCGCTGCTGCCCAGCGCCACCCACTGCCCGGACGAAGTGCAATAAGGCGAGTGCTGGCACTGGTAAAGGCCGCTGCTATCCGTGAGTGTAAAAATGGACCATAGCGGCGCATTGACCGGCAGCACAGAGCCGTAGCGGATAACGGTAGCTACGCCGCCCTCTTGCGCGTGAAGCGCGACGGCGCAGCAAAACAGGCTCAACGCAAAAGCGCAGATGACAATAAGTTTTCGCATGTGATTTATTTCCGAAGGAGGCGGCTTAGTTGCCGATCGCGTCCCAATTGGTGCCGTTGTACATGAACTTCACCCACTGCCACTGATTGCTGAGTTGGTAGGCGGGCTGCCCGTTGATGGTCGCGCCATTCAGATCTTCGAAGATGATGGGGCCCGTCCCGTTATCGATCTTCATGGCCGTGTATTCCTGATAGATGGTGACTTCGCCATTCGGCGTCTGCGCCTGAAAGCTTCCTGGCGTCAACAGAAGCGTGATGCCGCCCCCGCCGCCGCCCGTGCAGCGCAGATAATCGGCCGTAGTCGGCACGGTGCCATTCGCGCTGTAGTTTGAGGGCGATGGTCCCGCCTGGTGAACGTCGTTCCAGTTGCCGGAGCTGGTTTGCCCTGGCTGTGCGCCTGCCGGCGACGTCGGGTTTACATAGGTGTGGGCTATTTTCATGTGGCCTCAGCTTTGCTGGCCGGCGTTTTGGCCGACTTCGGCGCAATAGATGTCGAGAAAGACTTTCATTTCGTCCGAGTCCTCGATGTACTTGATCTGGAAAGTGCGCTGGTCCCAGACAATCAGCATGTTCCCGGTAATCCCCGGCTGGTACGGGATGCAGCACAGATGGTCAATGTCCTGGTCGATCTGCGCGGCTTTGTCCCGTTCTTCGCCATGCAGCGCGGAGATGCTTCCCCACGCCGAGATTGTCGGACTCGGAGGCGCAGCCCCGCCGCCGGGATTCGGTGCGCCCGGCGCAAGAAATTGCACGTAGGCGCGCATTCCTCCAATGGAGTGCGGAGCGGCGTTGAGGCGGCGAAGCGGCATTAGTTGGTGCGGAGGATGGAGAAGTTGAGCAGGTTGGAACTGCAGGCGAGCGTGATGACCTGCCCGGTCCCGGCCCAGCCTGCGAGGTTCTTCATCTGGATGGCGACAATGCCCGGACTGACCAGCACCGAATAACCGGTAAGGGATGAGTCGGTTCGCCCCAGGCCATCAGCCACACTGTTGACGGTGAAGGTGTGCGTCGCGGAGTCCGTGTTCTGTACGAGAATGATTTCCGTACCCGTGGCCGCGAAGGAATTGCCGTTGCTGGGATCGCAGGCGGTAAAGGCGACAGTCAGGTCCCCGGCCTGCACCGCATAGTTATTGACTTTCAGCGGATGCACGGTGAGAGCCGTCTGGCTGGCGAAAGCCAGGTTGGGAACCAGCGCCGAAGCGATGACGCAAAGAACAGCAAGCGATTGGCGAACAAATTTCATGGAATTCTCCTTGGAGGTTTGGGTTTAGGGTTTCAGCGGGAATAGCCGCTCGAACATCTCGTCGGCCGTTTCGTTTTCTGGAACGTCGAACGGAAGATCCATCTGCATTACAGGCATTACGCGCATAATGCGCACTGCACGGCGGCGCGGAGACACGGCCTGCTGTCGCGCGGAGCCCTTCGTCTGATTCGTAGGGTGAGAGGCTGCCGACTTTTTCCGTGTCTCCGTCCCGCCATCGGAATGACGAAAAGGCTTATCAGGGACATAAAATCCCTCCGCAGCAAGTCCGACCGCCACCATCGAGCGCCATGACGGCCGGATTTTCTTCAAATTCCGGAGTTGGAAACTGCGGTTGAACATAAAAAGGCGGCTGCCCAAAGGGAATGACCGCCTCCATTCCCCGGCGTGACGAGCCGCCACCGATCTGCCGGGAATTTCCGGGACAAATTCTGTACAGGATGTACAACTCGTACAAAACACTGCGAGGCCAAACGAACCGTACCGGGCAAAGTCGGGAATTTATTCCCAGGGAACCTTACCCAAGCACTGTCGAAGATGCGCCGCTGCCGAAATCCCAAACGCGGTAGTTGGAGCAAATTTGACTGACGCTGTGCGGCACGTCCGCGACCTTGCCTTCTCTGCCTTCCACCACCGGTTCGCGGTTGTAATAAAAGTGGGAAAGCATGAGCAGGACGGCCAACTTGAGATCTTCGGGAATCCCGCTCGCGGCCTGGTACTGTACAAGCTGGTTCGGTCCGGGCGTCGTTCCCCCTGGCGCTGCGGAGAATTCCGGTCCGGGATCTTGCGGTGCGCCGAGGAATAGCCAACTCCCGCCGTTGTCGGCAGTCACGGTGCCCAGAGGCGCATTGGACGCAGGCCACGCTGGTGCGCTGCCGCCGCTGGTGAGCCCGTTCTGGGTGAACTCGATGTTCCCGTTGCTGTCCAGCACCAGCGACGGTCCGGGATAGACGTGTCCCGTCTGGTAGGCGGGCGGCGCGATCGCCGTATCGGAATCGACGTTGCCGGTATCGTCATCATCGACGGCCGTGCTCACGCCTGCCGGTCCAGCGTTGAACCACGAACAGCCGCCATCCGGAGAGGCGATTGTGTGTCCGACCGCGGCATAGGTGGGGACATCGCTGCCGGAAAGCGGACTCCCCGGCGCCATCTGAATCTGCATGTTGCCGGAGCCGTCGATAATGTAGGAGTATTGCGGGAACACTTCGTAAGGTTGCCACTGCGCGCCGATCGTCTCGCTCGCGGTGTCCGTCGCCAGTGCCGTAAAGCCGGCGGTAAAAAATATCTGGACGCGGTTGAGCCCGTTGATGGATGGCGCCCAGAATTCGTTCGGAAAGAATAGCTCCGGCCAGAATTGCCCGAGCAGAAGCGCAGGCCAATCCTGTCCTGGCAGCGGCGTGATTTTCCCCGGCCTGCTGGCGTAATCGACTGCGAAATCCTGCCCTGGCAGCATCCCGTGCAGATTGCCGTCGGTGCCGACATACACAATCTTTTGCACGGACGCCAGCGGCGAGCGTAGAAGCGAGAGGCGCTGGTCCCGCCGGTTGACCACCGGAACGCGCGCCTGGTCGAAGGCAAATGGCCAGACCGTGAGAGGGAAGCGTTCTTCGTACTGCGCGAACTTGCGCTGCGCCAGCACCAGGCCCGTCATGCCTTCGATGTAGCGACGCGCGGCCGGGATCCATGCCGACTGAATGAGCGCGGAGTCCGGGCCGTTGGGATTGGTAATGCGCAAAAAGGCAAGCGCTTCCGTCAGCGATACGGCATCGACAGCCGGCGGACCGAGTTCGAGGATTGCCGACATTTTTTAGGCTACGACCGTTTCCGCGGCGGCAGCAGCTTTCCGGCGCGATTCGGACTTCGATTCCGTCTTTGTTTCGGTCTTGGCTTCGGTCTTTGTTTCGGTCTTTGTTTCGGTGTTGGCTTCCGCGGCTTCCGTCGCCGGTTTCGCTTCCGCCGGCTTCGACTCTTTCGATTCTGCTGGCTTCGCCTCTTTTTCCTTGCCCTTCGTGGTCACTGCTTCCGCAATGCCGGATTGGATCCATGCTTCGGCGAGGTTGGGATGGACTTCCACAATGTCGCCAAACGCATAGCAGTGATCAGGCAGGTCGTACATCGGGTTGGCGAGCCCGGCGATGCTGGTCAACATTTTTACTTCAACTTTTTTCATAAGTCTCCAGGGGTACGGTTCCTTCGCCAGTGGACACGCCAGCCCTTTCATTTCCGGCTTGCGGGTTCTGGTGAGGTAGTAGTAAAGGGTTTCGTCCAGATAGTGTTCCGTCCGAACGATGGAAAGCTTGCGAATTTCATCGGCCCAGCGAATGTCCTCTGCCGGCCATCCGGTCATGGGGACAGCCAGCGCCAACTCCCGCCGCATCGGATTGATGTGCGAGATGTCGCGGAAGCGCTCCGCGCCGATGCGCCCCACACGCCCGAAACGCAGCGATCGCCGCTCGATGCAGATGAACGCGCCATCTATGTGTTGCTCCTGATTGAACCCGACGTAATCCACCCCGTCGAGACAAGGCAGGATGCGTTCCACAAAATGCGGCGGCACCAGGTCGTCGTCGTCAAGAAACGAAATGTATTCGCCTCGCGCGCGCTGGCGGAGGGCTTCGCGGTTTTCGCCGACGGGCAAATTCGCGTCCGATTCGCGGATGATTAGCTCGACTTTTTCTGGAAAACCAGACCGCTCGGCAGTCCCTTCACGCATCGCGCGGTTTGGCCCTGCATCGCGCTGCGCTTGCACTCCGCTATTTGCCGCTTTTACTTGCGGCTCGAGGACGTCCATCAGCCGCGCCAGCATCGCCGCGCGCGGCGGCATGGTGAGAATCAGGATGGACCAGACCGGATTTTTCACTGTCCGGTCAGGCGCAGGCGTTGCGCGGCGAACATCATCGGAGCCTCGTACTTGTGGCCGCTATCCGAAAGGTGGCATGAGATCTGGTGGTTCGTCGGGAGCGGCGGCGCTTCCTTGAAGCTGTAGGTGCTGCCCATCGAGTACCGCGAGTCGTCAACGATGGGAACGCGGCGCCTCGCCATCACCAGAGCGACCCATTGATCTTCCAGTTGCTCGCTGCCAATGTCCGCCGCCAGAATCAGGTCGGTGGCCCTCGGCGAGAGCCAGTAGCCAGGACCGCCATGGACGAAATCGCACCCGCGGCATCCCTTCACGCCCTTGTTGCCGACGTAATCGCCCTTTTCGAAGCCACTGTTGAGCAGCCGTTCGGTGTCAATATAGGTGTCGGTAAAGCATTGGAAAATATAATCGTAGCCGCGCTTCCGCGCCCAGCGATGGCCTTCTTTCGTCTTGAACGGCAGCGAAAGATAATTGTCGGCCACGGGCAGCACGATCTCATCCGGTGCCGGCTTAAACGGAACTTCGCCCGGCATATACGTCCCCGGCGGATTGCGCTGGCCGAGGATGAAGAAGAAGGGGATGGCGCTGTTTTTCCCCCACGTCTCGCGGATCGCCTGGTTCAGATGGTTGTCGGCATCCTTGCGGCACGAACTGACTAGGATGACTGGCCTCATTCGATGAACCCCAAGCCTTTCCGGATCTCCGGGATGCGCTCCATGTACGCGCGGTCCTGTTCGGTCCACTCGCCCGTCAATTCTTTTCGCTGTTCCTGGCGCAGCCAGTCGGAGTTCCAGTTGTGGATGTCGAGCGTTCGCTGAAAATACTGCTGATAATTCGTCCAGAGATGGTTGGTGATATTGCTGTTGTGCTTGCTTACCCCGCCGCGCATGGAGCAGTGGTCATAGCGGCTGTCATGGTAGCCGGCCACGCCATGCTTTCTCATGACGCCGCCGACCATGATGTCCTCTGAGGTGGCGCCGCCCGTGCCCGCTCGCAGCAGATGCCGCATAAAGTCGGCGCGCATCCAGTAGCCGCTTCCCCCACACGGATAGCCTTCGTAAACACCGTGGAAGTAGAAATTTCCCACCACTTCCTCGTCCAGAATCTTCCAGAAGGCGTCAATCAGCCGCGGGATGCTGATGTAGGTGTCGCGGAATCCCTGAAAAATAAAGTCATAGCCGCCGCTCAGGGCAAACTCGATATTTTTCAGGGTCTTGACGGGCAGGTTATTCCAGTTGTCATTCACTCCGGCGTAGTGGAGTTCGTGTTCGCGGAGTTCGCGCGGTTCGCCGCCCATGGCGAGGATGTACTGGATGCCGAGGTCATCGGCCGTCTTTCCCCACGTCTCGCGGATGACGTCATGGTCGCCATGATTCGCATCGTCATGGCACGAACTGATGGCGATAAGGAATTTAGGCATTCGCCTTCACCTTCACGGATGGGAACGAATCGCGCAGAATTCGCTCCATTCCAATTTCGGCGATGAAGCCCAGGTCTTGTCGCGCTTTCGACGGGTCGCTCACGATGGTTTTAGCGTCGCCCGGCCGCGCCGGAACATACACCGGCTCCGTGCCCAGCATGGCGCAGACTTCGTTCATGGATGTGAGCTTGCCCGTCGCCACGTCGTAGGCTTCGCCCGGCGTTCCTTTGGTGAGCGCCAGTTCGAAAGCGCGGGCAACGTCGGCCGCGTGGATGAAATCGCGCGTCTGCGTGCCGTCGCCCGTGATCTTGAAATGGCCTTGCTTCTCGAACGCGATGTCCATTCCGGCGAAGGCGCACGGCTGGTATTCGGTGCGCGATTGCCCGTCGCCGGCAATGTTGCAGGGACGCAGCGCGACCGCGCTGACTCCCATGCGGGCGTAGGCTTTCACCAGAAGTTCGGCGGCCACCTTTGTCGCCTTGTAAACCGTCATGTCAGGGCAGAGCACGATATTGCTGCTGCAGACCACGACGCGCTTGATCTTCTCCGGATTCTGCCGCGCGATTTCGAGGACGTTCAGAGTGCCGCCGACATTCACGTCCCAGGCCAGCTTCGGATTGTCCTGGCAGGTGAGATTACGGCCGAGCGCGGCCAGGTGGATGATGGCATCGTATGGGTCGCACAGCGCGACCGATGCAAGCTGCTCGAAGTTGGTCACGTCGCCGGGAATGTGCGCAAAGTTTCCGTCCGCGCCGCACAGCATTTCGCCGTTGTCGAACGCGCGAACGTAGTGTCCGCTATTTTCGAGGAGTTTTACGACGTGCCGGCCGAGGAAGCCCGCCCCGCCGGTCACCAAAACCTTTTTCAGAAATTCGGGCATCCCGTTCCCTCCCAAAGAAGTTTCAGATCTCCGGCATTGAAATATGCGCGAAGGCGGTCGAGCGTGACGCCGTACTTTTCGGCGAACACCAGCAGCACATCGTCCGGCTTTTTCCAGTCAGGACCGCCGGCGCGCTTGAATGTCGTCGGACCGCCGCCGGGATGGGCTTCGTGCAGCACGGTCACCGCATTGGTGACGGCGCACTTGTATCCCGCGAACTCCGCGCGGACGCAATAATCGAAATCGTCGCCAAAGGATGTGAAGCGCTCATCCCACTCGCCGACGGCGTTCAGGCACTCCCGCTTGAGGTACACGCAGGGAAACCACATATCGACCGGCGGAACGTAATCGCACTCTGAGAGCGGATTCGCCAGCGGCGCACTGGCGCGGCCTTGCAGCCGCGGCGAAAGGATCCCGACATCGGGATGCTCATAGGCAACCGCCTGCAGCCGCTCGACGACATTGGCATCCAGAAAGCGGATGTCGTCGCCGCAATACAAAATGTCGCAATCGGGGTAAGCGGCCGAAGCCGCCCTTACGCCCAGATTGGCGTTACGCGCCATGGCAAAGGACGTTGGCGCCGCGACTGTGAGCCAGCCAGGCGTTTCTATCGGCCCAGGCCATTTTTCATCGCCAGGGTCGAGCACCAGAATCTTGGGCGCATTGGGAGCGAACCGTTCCGCGCTTTCGAGAAAGGCGCGGAATATCTCCCAATAGCGGGAAAGCACGACGATGGCGACAGGTTTCATAATAAAAATAATAAAAATTATTCCATTCATCGCCGCAGTGCCGGGGCAGGTTCTCCCCGGCAATGCTGATGGCGATGAAACTGGCTTAGGACGCCGAGTTGGCGAACGTCTTGACGGCGTTCGGGTTGAGGATGCGACCGTCATGCCGCGAGAAGGCCAGGAAGGTGACCTGACCGAGCAGGGCATACAGTTCGACGAGGCGCACGATGGTGATGTCGCGGCAATCGCGGATCACGTACTTGCTGAAATCGCCGAACGCGACCGACGTGGCATTGGCAGCCATCGCGGGCATGTCCTGGTTGATCTCGTAGGCGTAGCCGTCGATGGTGTCGGGCACGGGGTTTGCCATGCCAGCCAGCGCGGGTTGCCACAACATGCGGCCCGTGGTGTCCTTGAGCTTTTTCAGGACTTTCAAGGTGGAATCGGCAAACATCCACTTCGCGTTCTTGGTGCGGTATGCCGGGTCCACGGAGTGCTCAAGGTTGTACAGATCGTCGGTGATGATCGACGTGGTTTCGCCAGTCGCGCCGGTGGTGCCGAGGTCGGCGCCGACGGTTACGCCTTGCGGCTGCCCCGTGCCCGTTCCCACCGTGAAGTGGTTATTGGTGATACGGCCAATGCGGACGGCCAACAGTTCGGCAATCAGGCTGTCGATGTCGAAGAAGCTGTCTTGCAGCAATTCGACTGACACCGGAATGTACTTCGAGCTGTATTTGTAGGCCGTGAAGGTCACCTGCCCGAACGCAAGATCCTGTTCGGTGGTGGTGACGTTTTCTCCGATGATCACGCCGCTGTTCGCGGTGTCATCGACCGTCGGCCAGGGAATCGACCGGCCATCGGGCGTCGGGAAGATGCGCGAGACTGCCCGCATTCCGCCGTATGCCTTGAGGAAGGTTTCGAGCAAGCCGCTGAATCCCGTCGGGACCAGGTAGCCGCCCTGCGATCCGGTGCCCACATCCTGTGCGGCGCGGATTTCGACCGGCAAGCCGGCATCAATGGCCCGACCGTCCAAACTGCGGCGGCTGGTGGCCATGACCTGCTTCTGTTGCAGCGACATCCCGGCTTCGCCGAAACGCAGCCAGTTGGTGAAGGCAGTCTTGCGCTGCTTTTCGAATTCCTCTGTGCTGAGGGTTTCGGTGCCAGCCTTCGGGCGCACTTCCGTGGGAGCGGTAATCACGCGGCCCTCGAGTTCGGCGGCCTGCGCTTCCAGTTTTTCCCGGCGGTTAACTTCGGCGCGGGTTTCGGTGTAATCCGCGTCCATCCGGTCCCACGCTTCGTTCTCTTCCTTGGTCATCTTGCGGCCTTCGGAATCCGCTTTCTTGGTGAGAGCGGTCATTTTGTCGTGCAGGTTGCCAAGTTGCTGTTTGAGTTCTTTGACTGTCGTCATGGGAATTTCCTTGTTGCGAATGCCCGTCGGCGCGCGCTGCAATGAGCGCGGCGTCAGTGCTTTCCCATCGCGCCGTGGACGGACCAATACCGTCGCCTGAACTTGATCAGGACGGAGCGTGGGCAAACTTGTTTTTGGAACTAGAGCGCGGCCATCCGTACGCGGCGGGAAATTTCCTCGCCGGCGGATGCGTAGAGCGCGGCTGCGCGCTCGAGGTCGCCGTGGATGCGTTCCACATCCTGCAATCGCGCAGTGGCTTCCTCGGTCAATTTGTTCGATTCCGGCTTCGCGGCAGGCGTTTGCAGTTGCCCGGCTTTCGCTTCCGCCATCCGTGCTCGGCGCGGCATCTCTTCCATCGCGGTTGTCAACAGGTTGCGTGCCTCGCCCAACTTCGACTGGATGCCTAGCGCGGCTTCCATGTGGGCCGTTGCTTGCTTCTCGCGGGATTCCTTCGCGGCTCCGGCCGCAGCCTCAGCCTCCGCCACATCCGAGAGCAGTCCATCGGCCGCGACTTCCGCAGTGCGCGAGCGGCGCGGCAGATCGTCGGACGCGGCCACGCAGACTTCCGAGGCTTGCTTGATTTCCGACACCAGCGACTCAATCCATCGCATATTCGCCTGGCAGTATTGCGCGTGGGCCCTCTTCTCGTTGACAAGGCTTGCCTGCGCCCTTTCCAGTTCTCCCTGGATTTCAGCGCATCGGGATACCGACGCGGCCAGCAGGCGCGGCAGTTCCTCCATCGCCGCGGCATAGACGGCGCTGGCCTGCCGGAATTCTCCGAGGGTGCGTTCAATCCATTGGGCATGTCCTTGCGCGTCCTCGGCATGGGCCTTTCGTTCCGCCGCCAAATCCCCCTCTGCCATTTCCAGCCTCATGGTCAAAGCCACGATCGACTCACGAGTCGCGGCCGTGAATCGCGGGAGGTCCTTCAATGCCGCGGCGAGTTTCGAGCCCTCCTCGAGCTCTGCCGCGATGCGCTGCATCCATCTGGCGCTGGCATCCGCGTCGGTTTTCTTTTCCGCGACGACGCCTTTTTTCTCTTCTTCCAACTGCGTCAGTTTGGCATTCAGCGACCGGATGGTTTTGTTGGCATCATCAATTTGCTGTTTGAGCGATGCCGTTGCTTTCGCCTTCGCCTGCATCGGGCAATCTTCACAGTCGTCATCCATGCAATCGGCGTTGGCGCAGTCCTGGCAGTTGTTTTCCTTGCTGCACGGCAGGCATTCGCATCCGCACTCTTCGGCGCCTTTTTCGTCCGCTTTTATTTTTTTGGCTTTGGCCTTGGCAAAGGCCAAGGCTTGCATGGCGCAATCGGTGCAATCCTCATCCGCGCAATCGGCGTTGGTGCAGTCCTGGCAGTTGTTTTCCTTGCTGCACGGCAGGCAGGAGCAGCCGCACTCGCTGGCGCCCTTTTCGTCTGCCTTGACCGGAGCGAAGCGCGCCGCGATCTGCTGCGGTACTTTGCGGAACTTCGCCAGCATGGGAGCGAAGTTGGCGGCAACGTCCGCGTCATCCCCCTCGGGCGTTATGACTTTTTCCGCGAATCCCAGGTCCACCGTCTCTTGCGCGGTCATCCAGGTTTCCGCATCCATCAGCGCGGCCACTTCTTCCGCCGATTTCTTGGTGTGGCGCCGGTAGGCGGGAATCATGGACGCTTTCACTTTGTCCAGCGTCTCCGCCATCTTCCGCATGTCGTTGGCGTCTCCCCCTACGCTGGTGTAGGGGTTGTGAATCATCATGATGGCGTTCTCGCCCATGCTGATTTCGCTGGCGGCCATGACAATGACGCTGGCGATCGAGGCGGCGAGGCCGTCCACTTGCGCCGTGACCTTCGCGCCATGGGAAAGCAGCGTGTTGTAAATGGCGAGGCCGTCAAACACCGCTCCGCCGGGCGAGTTCACCCGCAGATGGATCTTGGTGACAGGGCCAGCGGCCTTTAAGTCCTCAGCAAAAGACTTCGCTGTGGTACCTTCGCCCGTCCAAAAGTCCGTCCCGATCATCTCGTAGAGCAGGATTTCGATTTCGCCGCCGGCTTTGGCGGTAATGGTCCACGGCTTATGGTTCTTGATCATCGGTAAACCCCTTTTCAGTCGTCATTCCCGCCCAGCAGCTTGATTACGCGGTCCAACTCAGCGTTCAGATTTTCGGCCTCGAGCACTCGCGCCGTCAGCACATTGGCGCAACATTCCAACAGGTCATGGTCGGCGGTAACTTCGAGCGCAGCCGCCAGCGGTTCGACCAGCAGTCCCCTGAATTTCGCGGTAGCGCGCTTCGGACTGAAAGAATTCCAGCCTCGGATTTCGCCGGCAATGTTGGCCAGAAGCACCTGGAAACCGGCCCAATTCGCATCCGATTTGCGGCGCTTTGGCGCCGGATTAGCAGGCGATTGGCTGGGATTCGATTCGTCCGGTTCGGCCGGATTGGGTTCGTCGGGATTCGTCTTTACGTCGCCCGGCTTGGCCTTGGGCTCCGGCGGAGGCGGCGGAGCATTCGCATCCACGAAGTTCATGGGGACGTAGTATTTGTTCCCGCTCGGCGCGGTGATGGGATTCTCGCCTTCATCGGCGCGGATCTCGTTGGCCGAGATCGAACCGGACTGCCAGCGCGCATTCCAGTATTGGGCGCGAGCCACCGAATCGCCGCGCAGCAGATCGTTCAGGTCGAAGGCGCAGAGATGATCGCCGTCGGGGAAAAGCTTGGAACTGAATTCGTTCTCCCACATCGTGCAGTCGTCGCGCAGCGTGTAATCCACCAGTTGCCGGTTGAATACTTCGCTGGACGCATACGTCGCCGCTTTGTCGTCGGCGCCAGGCACCAGCATGGGAGGAATGCGGAAGAGTCCCGCGATCTCGGCCCGGCTCATTTGCTTCGAAGCGATGAACTCCGCGTCGGACAAGGGCATCGAGAGCGGCTGGTACTTCGCGCCCTCTTCCAGCAGGATGGTGCGGCCGGCGTTTTGCGAACCAGCGTACTTTTCCTGAAATGACGAACTGAGCTTTTCTTTTCCTTCCGGACTCAATCGGCCGGGATAGGTGAGCACCCCGGAAGTCTTGGCGCCGTTCTTATAAAAGCTGCTGGAAAAGATTTCCATGGCCACGGCCAGCCCGAGGCCGCGGCGGTAATTCTGAATCGGCGAGATGCCTTCGATGCCCTCATAACAGAAGCCGCGCAGGTGCAGCATGTCCTCCGGCAGCACCTTCATCTGGGAGAAACCGCCGTCCTGTGCCTGCCCGGTCACGACGTAGTAATAGTCGCCGCGCTGCGTGCCATAGTGGACGCGCACATTCGTTGGATGGTACGGCCAGAGATATTTCAGGGCGCCGCGGCCATCGGTTTCAATCAGCGCATAGGAGTTGCCCCACAGCAGCCAATTGACCGCCATCTTGTGCCGAAGCGAGTACGAGGTATCTTCGGGGCTGGTCCTGTCGTGCAGGATGGTATGCTCCCGCCGGTTCAGCGCCAGCTTGCGTCCGCCGTTGCTGGTGCGCGCGTAGAGGTTGAACGGCAGCGATGCCAGCAGTCCGGCGCGGATGTTCACGCAGGTCCATACCGCGGACAGCGATACCGCGTTGCGCTCGGAAATGAGCACTCCGGCTTCGGAAGGCACCATGCCGAAGGAGTCGAACAGCCATCCCGCCGGGTTCGCCAGCGTGGTGGTGCCCAGGCCGTTCGCGTCCGCGCGCATGTCGAGCAGAGATTGCAGGATCATAGGAGTCTTTTGGTGAGTTCGCTGACCACGGCGTCCCATCCTGCTTTGTAGGCCGTGGCTGCGTCCTGGGCGAGAATTTCTTCACTCGGCACGGGCATTTCGGGGCAAATCTTTTTTATCGTCGGGACCATGTGGCGCGGTAATTCCCCATCTTCGAGGAGTTCAAATTCCGCGCTGCGAATGAGGAGTTCGATGGTGTTTAGCCAGCCATGCCGGACATTCACCAACTCCGCGTCCTCGGGCAACCCGTGGACGACCGCGTATCGTGACAGCGGATGTTCCCCCGTGCGGAAGCAGTCAAACAGGAAGTCGGTCGAGAATGTGATAATGCGCAGCCGGTCGCTCATGGGCGTCCTTTCGTATCAGGTTCGGCAGTCTTGAACGGCGCGGACTTTGCGGCTTTGTAGGCACAGACGTAGCCGAGCGCGATGAGCGCGAAACCAAAGGCGAGAAGGCCCAGCGGCTTCCAGATCAGGGCCAGTGCGATGATGACGAGCACGACGCCAATCAGCACGAGGATGTCGCTGGCGAGTTCGAGTCTTTTCATAGAGTGAATTCGCTTTCGCGCTCCGCCATCTCTCTCAGCGCCTTCACTGCCGGCGGCAATGGCGGCACCAGCTTTTCGTCCCACTTGCCGGCGTTTTCGAGTGCCGTCTTGTGGGAGTGGCATGCGTCGCAGCATCCGCGCAGGTTCGCATGATCGTAGAAGAAACTCTCGTCGCCGCCGTGCTCCCCGATGTAAACCTCGGCGCGGATAACGTGGTCAACCGTGGTGCTTCGTGCGCGACCGTCGCAGAGAATCCCGATGGTGCAAAACGGATCGCGGGTAAGAATCTTCCGCCGCGTTCCCCGATGTCCGCGCCAGCGCCAGGAGTCGTACAGCCGTTTCAGTTCCTCTTGCCGCCGTCGCCGGTTGCGGTCCGCCTGCGCAGTCAGCGCGCGGTTATTGTTCTCATGCGCCGGACAATACCGTTTGCCCGGCTCCGTGGCCTTCCCGCACTCCGGACAAATTTGCCGCGGGAGTAGATTAGGTTCCATCAGTTTTCAGCTTTGGCATTACGGAAAGGTCGATGTAGGGCCCTTCGATGCCGTCCGGCTGCAGATAGAACGACCAAGCGAGTCGCCCACAATCCTTTTGCGTGGGATTCGGGTCCCCTTCTCGCATCCTCGCAGTCCCGATGATCCGTTCCGCAGTTAGCCGGATTTGCTCGGCCACATAATGCGCGTCCGGCGCAGAATCACGCCATGGAACGGCGATCAGGTCAATATCCGTTTTGAGGCTTCCGTGTACGGCCAGGGCATAGCCGCATTGCCGCGCCACAAAGCGCAACGCGGGCATCATCGCTTCCAGAAATTCGCGCGTCCGGTCCGCGTAATTGCACGGACGTTCCTTACTGCTTTGGCAGCTTTGACAGGTGCTCACAGCAATATCACTCCGCGCGTCTCATAGACGCTGCCGCCGCTGGCATCGGGATTCGCGCTTGCCCGTCCCACGGCCATAATGCTGGCCTGCGCCGGATCGATCTTCCGCGGACTATTCGGGTTCCCCGGCTTCTTCGTGGATAGATTGCCCTTCGGGTCCGACTCGACTACCAGGTTATCCACCGCGAACGTCAGCAGCGGATTGTTGCCGTGAGCAAATTCCCGTCCGAGGATCTGCCGCTGGAATTCCTTGATGGGGCCCGTCATCGAAAACGAACCCTGCCCGTGCTGCACCATGTTCACGCCCTCAGCGATTAGCCGCTGCACAAGTTGCGTGATGTACGCCTTATCGTAGGCGAGCTCCATGATGTTGTAATCCGCGTGGCATTGCAGGATGTCCTCTTCCAGAATGTCGTAGCGGGTGACCGGGCCCGGCATCAGCTTGAGAAAGCCACCTTTAACCCAATCGTCGTAGCCGAATTTTTCTTTCAGGACGCGATGGTGTTCGACGTCCGCCGGCGCCCATGCCCACACCAGCAGCACCGCCTTTTCCACGCCCTTCTGGACCGGGAAGTAGAGCGCCAGCGAACTTAAATCGTTGACGACGCCGCCGTCGAATCCGCCGAAGCAGGTGCATCCCTTAAGCGCTTCAATCTTGTGCTGGCGCCACGCCGCCGGATTGCCAATGTAGGGAGCCGGCATGTGGTTGTAGCGTTATAACGTAATAATGCGGTTATTTACTGCGTCCGCGCCAGCACCGCCGGATAGCGGTCCGGGTCGCGCAACTCCGTAATCTTCGTCAGTTCGCGCCGCCAATTCTCATATGGCGCGGCGAGAATCCCCATCGAGGAGCACCACGCGACATAGGCCGCATACCGCCGCGATTCGCCAGCGGTTCGCAGCAGCGGGTCTTCGAATTTAAGGGTTATATGATTCAAGTTGCACTCTCATCGGCATTTAGATGGTCTTCACTAAGCCGCCTCTTCCCACGCGCATGCCCGCCACGCATCCGGCGAGATAAATCGATCTTCCGATTGCGTCCAGGTGCAGAAATTTAATCGCAGCACCAGGTTGCGGCCGGATGGCTTATCCATCGCGTCCTTCACCTGATTGCGCAGATACTCTTTGGTGACAATCACATCCAGCGCCGGATTCGTCTTAATCCAGCAAGCCTCATCCAGCCAGTTGTCACAGTTGTCACAAGTGGGCATGTCCTTGCCCTTTTGCCGGCACTCAGGGCAAACGTCAAGGTGGCAAACATAGGCAAAGAACGTATCTTTTTTGATGACTCTCTCGAGCACGCGCCGCGCGAGCTCATGATCTTCCCAGCAGATCGTCTCGCGGTCCCATCCGCTATTCGTGATTTTGAACGCCAACGGCTGCCGGCGCGCCTTGAATCCGGCAATCAGCTTGCCGACGACCTGCGGATCCTTGTGTTCGTGCTCCTCATCCACGATGACGATGTGCGGCCGTGGGCCGTCCAGCGTATCGCGGTCTGCCGCGACCGGGCGCATGAACGACGCACCGTGGCTCAGGTTGCCGCTGGTGTACTTGTTGCTGCACCCGAACTTTTTGATCAGCTTGCGCAGTTCAGGACAGCCATCCACCATGGTGGCCGCATCCTTGAACGCGATCGCCGCCTGGTCTTTGGTCGGGGCGACAATGTAAACTTCCGCCGCCGGCTCCTCATCCGCGATGATGCCGTAAATGCCCACGCCCGCCGCCAGCGGCGTCTTGCGGTTGCCCTTCGCAATCTCGATATACGACTCGGTGAATCGCCGGAAGCCATCCGCGCGTTTCTTCCATCCGAAGAGGTTGGCGACAATGAATTGTTCGTAGCCGATCAGCGGCTTTGTGTGGAACGCCAGGTCGCGGTAGAACTTGATGATGGCGACGGCGCCGCCCTGGTCGAAGTAATACGGAAATACTGCTGCTTGAGCGCTCACGGATGACAAATCCGCATTCGCCGCAGTCTCCGACTGCTTTAAGTCATTCAGGAAGCGCTCCACCGCGAGGAACACCATCCTGCCGGTTGGAACATTTCCGGTGAGCACATCCAGCGAATACCGCGCCACCGTCGGGATGCGGCTGCAATGCTTTGCCAGCAACTTCTCGGCGACGGCCGTTTTCCATTCGCTCTTATGCACTATCAATGGACAATCTCATCCTTCGCGCTCTTTGCATGCAGAATCTTCTCGATCGCGCCCCTTGGCTGCGCAGTATCCTCGCCAGCCTTCGGCGGCTTGTCCATCACCTGAATCCCGGACCGCGAAACTGGATCCAATCCAAACGCTTGCCAGCAAGCGCGCATGTGTTTGAGCGCATCGCTGCGCACTCGCACTGCCGGCGCCGTTCGCAATTCCCCGATGCCCGTCTCTTCGTCCACCGTGGAGTGAAGCGAACCGAACTTTGCGATCGCCGCATCCGCCTGCTGAAAGAGCGCGATGCTCGAGCACAACGCGGCGATGGCGATGCCATCCGTCTTGAACAGGACGTCGTTATCGGCGAGTATTTCCACGATCTCCGGCCACAGCTTTTTCGCCGCCGGGTTCGTCAGAAAACTCGGCATCTTCGGTTCGCCAGGATGCGATGGCGGCGCTGCCTCATTGATCTCACGGCGTCCGCGATTTCCCTCGGCGATCTTCTGCTCCGTTGGCTTCCGATTTTTCCCGCCCGAACCTTTGCCGCCCATTCAACTCACCGATTCCGTTTCATTTCGGGAAAACCAGCGAACGGTCGTTGTCGAGAGGAGTTCCTGCTAACGACCCCCCTACCCCTAGTGGCCACATTCCACGTTGTTCTAGCATTCATCTCAAGTTTTGTCTCAACGATGTTGAAATCGCCGTTTGTGAGCGCGACCAAACGAAAATCGCGATCGGGAAACGCCTTCTCCGTCTCGTCGACGCGATGCGACAGCATTTCATCGATTCCTCTTTCGGTAAAGCGCTTGCCGGGCGGTGCGGTTGCGCGTGCGCGCACGCGAACGCCGTTGAGGAAGATCGTAGTTATCTTGAAGTTTTTGCGCGTCATTCTCGTTAGAATGAAGGGATGGTGCAATCAGTAATAGAGTTTGCGAATGGGACTGGCTTTGCGAGCATCGGCTGCGATCGTTGCGGCAAGAGGATGTATTTGCAGCCGTCTAATTATGAAGACCTAGCCGAACATCAGAAGCAAGAGCTTAGTCGGCTCTGCGCCGAGGGATGTCAATGCCCATCCACAACCAAGACCTAGTATGTGCCTTTTGCCGCCTCATGCGCTTTCAGCAGCGCCGCGAATCCGGGTGGCGCATTTTGTCATTTGCCAATGGCGGATGGGAAAAAGTATCGGGCGACGAGGCGCCACTTCTGCACCCCGAGCGAGCGATCTTCCTCGGTTTCATCGTCTGTGAGACGGAAGAATTTTATTTCTCCGCTCGCGTCGAGCCGCACGGCGCCTTCGTGCATCGCCCAACGATCGAGATAGGCAAGAATGTCGACTTGGGCGTCGAATGCTGGGTCAGATAGAAGGACCGAAGAATAGCGACGGGTGATGGTGCAGGCTCGGCTAACATACTGTTTTTCATCAATGAGCGTCATTTCCTCACATTCTACAACTACGAATTACTTGGGAACATTTCGGTTTGAGAAACCGGCCGGAAGCCTGCCTTATTTCGAATGATCGAGCCCACCCGGTCGCCCAGCTCCTCTTCATTCGGCCGTAGGTACCATAGGGGCGTTTCTAGCGATTTCCAGCCTAACCAGCCCATCAACTCGTCTACCGTGGCTCCCTCGCGCAACAAATGCTTACAAATGGTGTGTTTTAGGGTGTGGCTCTTGCACTTGCGCCGCGGGATCCCGGCGGCCATGGCATATCGGTGAACCACCCTCCAAAATTGGGACCTATGGATCGGGAAAAGGCGGTCATCGGCTTGTTTTGGTGAAAATGCATCAATCTCCGTAGATTGTTGCATTTTTAGGGGGTTAACCCGCTTTCGAGATCCCTTTTTGGCCGCGCCTTTGACTCCGTAGTCCGCTCGATCCGCAAACCACCCCTCAATCGCCGCCCGTTCGTTGAAGAAAAAAAACTTTTGCTGCGAAAGTGTGCGCGTGAGACTCAATCGGTCGCGGCGTTTTGGCCGGCAGAGATTTTGACCGCCTCCCCTATCCCATTGAAAATATAGGGACTTACAACACAAAACGCCGTCGAAAAACTGGCCGCCGGAACTGTCCGGAAAATCGGTTGCGAATCGGTTGCGAATCGCCCGCCGATTGGCCGCCTATTCCCGTGGCCGCGCCGACCGCGCCGATCGCGCCGGAATCATGCCTGGTTTTTTCCACAGATATTTTTTTCCAATTGTGACGTACGTCACAATGTTATTTAACCTATCCATGATAGGTTATCAGCGTAGCAAGAAAGAGAGACTATATGGAACTGTTCGCCGATTCGATTCCTTTGCCAGATGCGTCGCCGATGGCGCAAGCTGGATTCGATTTTCCCGTGCCACTAGCAGAGAAGTACCGACCGCGCCGCATTGCCGATTTTATCGGCATTGAAAAAGCGAAAAAGATTGCCGCGAACCTTGTCCGCCGTCCCATGCTCGGCAGCGCATGGTTCTTCCTCGGCAAGAGCGGAACTGGCAAGACTTCGCTTGCACTCGCCATTGCCAATGAGATGCCAGCAGAGCTACACCATATACCAGCGAAGGAATGTACTCTCGAAGCGGTGCAAGCCGTATGCCAGCAATGCTATTTCATGCCGCGTATGCTGGATAACTTCCGTCCGCTTCCCGCTCACATTGTCCTAATAGATGAAGCGGATCAAATGTCCTATCCGGCGCAGCTTGCGCTATTGTCCAAGCTGGACGCGACGGCGTTTCCGCCGAATACGATCTTTATCTTTACGGGAAACGATACCGCGAACCTAGAGGCGCGTTTCATGTCCCGTGTTCGCGTAGTGGAATTTTCCAGCTATGGCATAGCTGGCGAAACGTCCGCGTTACTCCAGCGCATCTGGACGGCGGAAACGCAAAACGCTGGCACCTTGCCAAACTTCGCCCGCATGGTGAAGGATTCAGCCAATAACGTCCGCGATGCCTTGATGAATCTCGAAGTGGAAATTATGTCCGCCTAGTTCCTGAATACCGCGTCCGGCGCAGCTTGGCGCGGTCTTGAGCAACTAGCTCACGGAGCAAAACACAATGGAAAAAATACCAGTTCACGGTTTGGGATTGCATCTTCTACCTAATCCCGCGAAAACATGGTCATTCACTGGCACCGTTCCAATCTCCCTAGTCTATCGGCGCAAAGATGGACTGCCGCTATCCGAGATTGATGCCACGAACATTCGACAGTTTGGCGCGGGATTGTTTCGCGCCGAGATTGGATGCCGCGTGTTCGCCACAAGGCAAGATGCCGTAGATGCCGCTGGTGCGATTGGATGCGCCGTTTGCTCCATTTCCACTTGCGCGTGTGCCAAGTATGACCCAGCGCGATTGGATGCGATGCAGCAGGTTATGCAATCGCGCCGCAGTCAATCGCCTAACTTCGCCTAGTTCCTGAATACCGCGTCCGGCGCAGTTTGGCGCGGTCTTGAGCAACTAGCTCACGGAGAAAACAACAATGGCAAAACTTTCAGCGCATGGCCGCGAACTGCTACGGCTTGAGCATGAGCGGGAAATACCGGACGCGGAAGATCGCCTCTGCAATTGGGAACGGAAAACCCGCGCGTACATGGCGGACGGCAAAATTCTAGAAAAATGGGATGTACGATTCAAACCAGATTCCCTAGACCTAGCCAATGGCCGCGCCGCTGGCCGCCTACATTCCTACGGTTGGAAATTGACGGCAAAACTCAAGACTGGATTCGCAATGGAGCAACACGCCGCAAAAGTTTTGCGCCTGTTAGCGTCCGCGCCGGAACGGGCAAAATGGCGAATCGTTACGCCAGCGTCCGCGTATGCCCACTTGCTCAAGCTGGAAATTCCGCCAGCGTCCGCGAATCCGGCGCGGCAAGAGGCATTGCCATTAGTCGCATAGTTCCTGAATACCGCGTCCGGCGCAGCTTGTCCTAGAAACGCTTGGCGCGGTCTTGAGCAACTAGCTACAGGAGCACAACACCATGATGCTCGAAGCGTACGACACGGACGTTGAAATTCTAATCCGCTTTGACCACGAACCGACCGCGCCGTTTTCCGTACTGCGGCAATCGCCCGTGGTAATAACCACCGTTTTGCATCAGCGAATTTTCGACCGCGAATTCTATTCCCAGAGCGGACAGGAGATTGAACCCCGATGAATACCACCCCGAACCAGGCACCAGGCACGCCGCGCCGCCCCATGACGCGCGAAATCCTACTTGAGATGATCCGCGCCAACATGCTTCGCTACGCCGATCAACTGGAAAGCATTTCCCGCTTCCACTGGACGCTGCCGGAAATGGAAGGCTATCTTCCCGCCTTCACCTTGTCCGACTCGCAACGCGCCGAAGGCATCGCCTTCGCCCGCGCCATGCGCCGCAAGTATCAGGGCGAAGCATGGAAGCACGAGCACGAAAACCGCAGCGCAAACCGCGCCGCCTAGCCGCTGAAACCCGCGTCCGGCAAACCAGCTTGGCGCGGCTTTGAACGGCTTAGAAAAAGAGGAGTACAAACATGCCAGTCCTACTACACGCCGCCGCTGGACTCGACGCCTGCGATGCCGCCTGCTATATGGCGAAGCACCAGGCTTGCCGCTGTATTTGTGGCGGCATCAATCACGGCGTAGGACTCAAACGCGCCGCCGAAAATACGCGCCGCTATAAAGAACGGCACGGCCAAACCTCTTTATTAGACCTCATGGCGCAGACCGCGCCAACCGAAGCACCGGAGCAAACCCCATGCCCACGATAACCGCGACCTACTCGCCCGAAGATAACAAACTGCGCATCTATGCCACTTCGCGCCTAGACCCCGACACATACGCGAAGGTAAAAGCCGCTGGTTTTATATGGGCGCCGAAACAACAATTATTTGTCGCGCCTAGCTGGACGCCCAGCCGCGCCGATCTGTGCGAAGAACTTGCCGGCCAGATTGACGACGAGGATACTTCCCTCGTTGACCGCGCCGAGGAACGCGCCGACCGCTTCGCCGACTACAGCGAAAGCCGAACCCAGGACGCGAACGCCGCCCATAAAGCCGTTCACGCTATCGCCGACAATATCCCGCTAGGGCAGCCCATTCTAGTCGGACACCACAGCGAACGCCACGCCCGACGCGATGCCGCGAAAATCGAAAATGGAATGCGCCGCGCCGTAAAGATGTGGGAGACGGCGCAATACTGGAAAGACCGCGCAGCCGGAGCCATCGCAGCCGCGAAATATAAGGAACGTCCCGACGTTCGCGCCCGACGCATCAAGGGACTGGAATCCGACATTCGCGTCTATCGCGCAAAATTCACGCCGGACCCGAAGCAGCCGCCGATTCTACAGCACCGCTGGAATGACCCTTCCCGCGACGACGCAACGCGAATCCCGCATGTATGGTGCGCCCCGCGAGGCGGCCGAGGCGGAATGTGGACGCCCGTTGACGATCTGCCGGGAATCGAAAAGCACTATAGCCGCTGGATTGCCCACTGCGAATTGCGCTTGGAGTACGAACGCGCCATGCTGCAAGAGCAGGGAGCGACCGACCTCCTAAAGCCGAAGCCGCGCAGCGCAGCCGCGCAATTGCCGCTATGCAACTATGCCGCACCCGGCGGCCTTGAGATCGAGAACATCTACCACCGCGGCGAAATGCTCCATTACCCGCAAGTGGAAATGACCCAGGCCGAATACGCCAAGATCAACGCCGACTATAAAGCGACTCGCGTAGTAGGCAACTCGCACCGCGTACGCACGGCCATGCAAAAACACACTTTAGTGTGTGTGTTCCTCACCGACGCCAAGACGCACGAGCCGCCAGCCGCGCAACCGAAGCCGGAAGCCGAACCGCGCTGCATCCCCGCGCCCTATATCGCGCCAGCTCCCGACCCAATCGAAAGTTACGGAATTTACGTCGGCAGGAGATTAATCAAAAACTTCTGCACGGAGCAATTAGCTAATAGCGCGCTCGCCGAATATCTAGACGGGCACCAGCACTACGGCGCACCGTCCGCAACGCCGGAAGTACGTCCAATCCCACGCGCCGCCGACTACCAGGCCATGCGCGAAACCCTCAAAGCCGGAGTGCAGATTGTCACCGCGCCGCAGCTATTCCCGACGCCGCCCGAACTCGCCGACCGCATGGTGCGCGAAGCCGACATCCAGCCCGGTCACAGCGTCTTGGAACCGTCAGCCGGGACCGGACGCATCATTTATGCCCTCGCCCGCGCCGGAGAACTCCGCGACCGCCCCGTTACCGCCGTCGAGATCAACTACAGCATGGCCGATGCACTGCGCCGCAGCTTCCCCGAAATGGAAACCGCCCAAGCCGATTTTCTGGACGTGAAAGGACGCCAGTTTGACCGCATCCTTATGAATCCGCCCTTCGGCGACGCGCAGGACATCAAGCACATCACCCACGCGCTGGGATTGCTGGCACCAGGCGGAAAACTTGTTGCCGTCTGCGCCAACGGCCCACGCCAGCAGGAGCGACTCCGCCCACTGGTAGAGCAATACGGCGGCACTTGGGAAGAACTCCCCGCCGACACGTTCAAGGAATCCGGCACCAGCGTACGCACCGTGCTTCTCACGATTGACGCCGACGACGCGCCAGCCGAGCCCGACGACGACGACGAAAGCAACCGCATGGATAACGAGCCGGAGCCGGAGCCAACCGAGCCGGACGCAACCGAAGAAGAAACCGAGCCGGAACCCGTAGCGGTTTTAACAAATAACGACCCACAACCCGCCGATTTTGCCCTTACCGGAGAATCGGCACCCAGGCATTTTGCACAGATGAATCTATTTTGAACCGAGGAGAAACCACCCCATGAGAAAGCCAAAAGACCGCGCCGAACGCATCGCAAAACTATGGCTGGAATCGTCCATTGGCCCGGAGCCAGATTTTATTATCGATCTGCTGACCGACATTCGCCACTACTGCAATAGGTTCGGCATTGACTTCGCCCATCAGGACGCCATCGCCTATTCGCATTACATCGAGGAAAACGGCAAGCACCGCGAAGAGCTAGAAAGCTAGCAAAATAGCACGACACAAAAAAGGAGAAACCCAAATGGCAACGCAATTCGCAATTCCACTGACCGAACCGCCCGCGCCGTCCTATCAGGAAGAACGCACCGAGCTTTACTTCCGCGAAGGCAGCAGCGACAAGGTTTACCACTGCAACCTAACCCAATCCGAAGCCGGATGGACGTTCCTTGTCGAACGCGGCCCCAGGCGCGGCCCGATCATCCACGACGTGAAACTTTCCGGTGTTTCTTATGAAGCAGCGAAAAAACTGTACGACAAGACCGTGCGCGGCCAACTGTCGAAAGGCTACCAAGACCCTCGCAACTCCCCTCAAAATGGGGAGGAGAAAAAACCCGCAGCGAGTTCAGGCGCGATTGACTCTTTGCTTATGCAACGGCCCGTAGCCGTTCGTCCTGAAAAAGCCCCACCCCTCACATCTTCACGCGGCCCGGTGTCCCACGAAATCGTATTCCAGCCGGAGCTTCTGACCCGCGTCACGGAAAAGGAAGCGCAAGACCTGGCGCGCAATCCGCAATACTTTTTCCAGACCAAACAGGATGGCGACCGCCTCACCATCCGCGTCGCCGGCAGCCTCATTCACGGCTTTAACAAGCTGGGACAGATCGTCCGGCTAGACCAGCGATTGCACGATGCCATCCACCGCCTGACCGTCCCCAATGGCATTACCTCGCTCACCATGGACGGCGAATGGGAAGCGGACGGCTTCCACGCCTGGGATTTAATCGAATGCCGCCGCGCTTCGGATACCGAAGAAATGCCGTCACTCCGGCACATTGCCTACGAATATCGCCTGGAAACGCTGGAAGTGTTTCTATCCGACCTGGTGCCGGAACTTGCCGGCCTGTTGCATCTGACCTACACGGCGCGATCGACAGAAGAGAAGCAGGCACTCCTCGCCCGCACCGATCTCGAAGGCGTCGCCATCAAATTGCGCTCGGCATCCTTCCGCCCCGGCCGTAACGGCCAGCACAAAAAGTACAAGCATGAGCAGGACGCCAGCTTCATCGTCGGCCCGAAACCGCCGGACAAATTAAACGACGGCAAGCGCAGCGTCGCGCTCTACATTCACGACCCCGAAGCCAAATGGCATAGCGACTGGCAGTTGGAAGGCTCTGCCAGCCTGCGCTACGTCTGCACCGTGAAGGTGCCGGAGAAGTACGAAATGCCAGGCGTCATGGGCACCGTGATCGACGTGCGCTACCTCTACGCCTACCACGGCGGAGGCATCGCCCAGCCCTGCTACTTCGGCAAGGTGCGGAACGATGTCCGCCGCGAGGATTGCACCATTGCCCAACTGAAATTCAAACGCGAAGGCGACACCGACGACGAAGCCTAGCCCTTGAGCGTAGGGCACCGTGCGGACTGCTTTTAATCAAAATAAAAGCCGCCCACTGTGCCCCTCGTTGAACGACTATACACAAAGGAGGAATAACCCGGTGCACAACACTATCGGAAAGCCTGCGCCGCTGTCCGGCGGCGCGGGCGCCTTGCAGGAGCAAAAACGCTTTCTCGCGGGAATGTTCACGCGAGCGGTTTTAATCAGAACAATGGAACACGCGGTCACGAACGCTGCGCTGATGCTGGCCTTTACGCTACTATGGGACGTGGTAAGCGAACCCATCGAACGCGCGAAGGCCCGCGTCCCCGTGGCCATCATCGCGGCTTTCCTCTACAACTACTGCCACGCTGGCGCGCATGAAGCCTTACACGCTGGCTTGCACTATTTAATGCACACCGCTCACGGCCTATGCCGCAGGACGCTGCACCGCGGCGCAGGCTACGAGAAAGGAACCCATGCCCACTAAACCGCATTGCAAAAAGCACCCGAAGGTAAAGCCGATCGTGATGAAAATATGCCCGGCTTGCGTGGGCTCGGCCACCAGCGAAGCCAAAGCGCGATCGAGCGCGGCCAACGGCAAACTTGGCGGACGTCCACGCCTGCCCGAACACCTGCCATCATGCCAGCGGACGAAAGAAGAAACGCCGCGAGGCACCCTGATTATCGCCGATCAGAATTGCCCAGGCTGCGCGGCGCGAAACAAAGCGGCGCGCCAAAGGCATTTCGAGGAAAGCGAACTCAGCCGCAGGTAGCCGCCGAGGTTTTCTCCGCGCACTCTGCGCCCTCGGCGGCGACAGGTTTTTCGATCTCCACGAAATTGAACTGGCCAGCGTCGCGCAGCGGCACCAAGCGAAACTCCCGGCCCGGAAAAAACGCTTCCACGCGCTCGGCTTCCGTTTCCAGCAGCATATCCACGCCGTCCGGCGTGAGCCGACTCCCAGGCGCAGCATGGACCGTGCGCCGCAGCCGCTTGCCATCCAGAAAAATGACGCACAATTTTATGTTCCGCACCAGCCCTAAGCTGGTAGGAGAAACCCTCATTTTCGACTCCGCTATTTTCCCGCTTTCAAAACAATCGGCCCGAGCCAGGAGATTATGCCCCAGGCGACAACCATCCCCGCCGTGAGCACCCGGATCCAGATTCGCTGCACGTCCACCTTGCGTTCCAGCCGGCACTTCATGTCAAAGGCGCGCATGACATCCAGCGCGAGTTGCTCCGGCTTGCGTTGCAGGTAGTTGCGGATCCATGCTTCCGGAAGCCGCCGCGGGTTTTCGTAATTCTGAAAACCGCTGCCGTCTTTACAGTCTTTATTCATAAGAACTTCCCGCCGCTGACCGTTCCTCCCTTGATGGAAACAGCAGGTAGCCGTCAAACACCACCAGCGTGAGTATCAGCGTCATTTCGCCGGAAATCGCCTTTGCCGCCATTGCCCGTATATGCGCCACATCGGCCGCGCATACGGCAAAGCTTACAAACCGCTCAAGCGCGTCCGATACCACAAATGCCTAAGACCCCACCGCATAGCTGCCAAACGCCAGCGGCGATCGATCATCGTATGTCCCCAATTCCCGCCGGCCGATCGCGCGGATCTTCTGTTGGGCCCGTTTCACCACAGCGCGGTTTGCCGGCCGGTCCGGCTCATCTTCGGTGATGCCGACATTCGCCTTCATCTCCGCCGTGGATATTGTCGGCTTCGACCCGGGCGACTCGCTCACCTGAAAAGTGCGCTGGCTGCGCGGCGATCGATCGAACAGGCGAAAGGTTTTGCCGTTGTTTTCATACTTGCCGCGGCCCTCGCGGCGCATGCCCCGCGCCTGGGCGCGCGTCAAAACACAGCATGGTGTGTCCGTGGCGTCATCCTGGTCAAAATAGAAGGTATTAATCGTCGGTTCTTCGGACTGCACCGGCGCAACTGCAGGTGCCGGCACGTAGCGGCCGTCCGCTTTGGACAGCACGCAGCCGCGCCGCCGGCACTCCCGGTTGCAGATGTGTTGAGACATAAGAATTTAAGTGGGAACCGCGCGGGAAAGCCAAGATATTGCGGACGCTGGAAAACGCCAGGACTGTGCTTTGGTTGCCGGGCATCCACCGGCTCTTGCAGGGAACCGCGCGTTTGGGAACCGGCTTTGCCGTGAATTGGACGAAACGGCAGAGGATCCGGCGAAGTTCTCCTAGATTCTGCCTGTTTTCCGAGAGGATAGCCTGATTACGAAGGTGCCGCAACTACCATATTTGATACCCTCAGTAATTCCACGGCTCAGGCAGCAGCCCGTACGGCAGGTAGAGCGGATGCGCCGGCGAACCGTCCTTGTTTTTGTTTAAGCAATCCAGCCGCAGCCCCAGCGTGTCGCGGAGGAGCCAGCCGCGGTCGGTCTTGAGCTTTCCCCAGCAGGCGACAACCTTTTGCACC